AACAGAATTACCAGTAATCGCTTTGTATTCTTTTTGCAAGAACTTTTTAATTTCATTTAGCATTCTAGCAATCTCTTCATCATACTTTGGATTTTTTACTTCTTGAAGACGAACATCACTTTGATAGTTAATAATCATTGAGTTTCCGTAGAACTTTACAGAGAAACCATCATTAACTCTTTTATCAAGAATTGGGTGTCCCTGTTCTCGATTAAGACCAACGCTTTTTGTTTGCCCTTCGAGGGTATATCTTTCATCATGTGATCCATCATAGGCACTAGATGCTGCTTGCGCTAGTCCTTGGATAATTTCCAGTGTTTTTTTACTCATTTATTTGGTCTCCATCCAGTTTTCCATCTTTCTTCTCTTCCCTCGACCCACTGAATGTAGCATTTTTCGCAACAGCCAAATTTGGTCATGTATACATCATCATTGGATTTAAATGAATATGTGTTACAAATAGGACAAGAGCGACTAGACTCTTCCTTAACTAGTTTTCTTGGAATAAAAACGCCTTGAACCTCTACCTTATCAAAGTCTTCAGCGATCTCCTTAACATAGGTCTGCTTAAGTCCTATCAAGTATTCTCTTTCTTTTTCATCATCCCACAAAGATTTTGGGTTAACAACGGTCTCTTCACCATATTTTTTCGCAATCGCTTGCTCTACTTTAACAGCGTAATTAGGATCTTTATTAGGCACTCTCACCTCGCTCTTGCCAATCATATGAGATAGTATCTTCTGTTATTGGACCACCTTTTGCCCACGTCCTACAGGCTCTTGCACTGTGACATTTAAAATGATGCATCCAGCAATATCCAAGACGACCATCTTTATCTGATGTTACACCCGGCATACACTCGTCCATTCTCGGACTAATATCAAAAGCAATACAATTACTACAAAGAGACTTTTTCGCTGCTTTCTCGGTTGTATTCCAATACTCAGCAATATCCTTCCAGTAATCACCAGGCTCATCTACATTAAGAGGTCCATACTGAATATACTCAGCGTGAATTGCGTTATCACGATTCTTTGTGTTTAGCTCCAAATCTTGAGTAGCAGCCGGGCATGCAAGCCCCATTAGCTTCTTAACTGTTTTTAAAATCTTAACTCTAATCATTTATTGATCTCCACTACCGAGTAGTATATGCCCAAAGATGATAAAGTGCCTACAGTAAATCCTCCAAGTGCCCACCAAATAGCTCTGGATGGTTTATAGTTTTCTTGAAGCTTTTCTATCTGAGCGTCTCTAATCTTAAGTAATTGTTCGTTCTTTTCTTTTTCAAATTCTAACTCTGTCTTTAAATATTTCATTTCAAGCTGATGTTCTGTTTTTAGAATAGATTCTTTGTACTCTATGTTTAAGTCACACTCCATTGCAGCTGCTTCTTTTTGCGAAATAATCTCAGCTACAGCCTCAGAGTTAAACAACTTACCATCATACGGTGCTCGTTGTCCTTTTTTTAAATTTGTTAATTCTGGTTCGGCTAACGCCATGGAAGATAGTAGTAGAATCATTCTGTCTCCGAAATTTTAAATCCAAATTGCTTCTTAAATATATCATCAATAGCATCTGGGTTGTCTTTATTTTGCTCTACTAATTCTGCAACTCGAGATGCTTGTCTTCTGTCTATATCACTTCTAGATCTTATGTATCTTCTGTTAGCAACAGCAATCGCCTTTCTGTATGTTTCAACGGCTTGTTTATTCTTTGTTGACTTGTTGGCGTGAGCTTTCTCAATAACTTGCTTTTCCTCTTCATACAATTTCTTAATTATCTGTGCTTGGAGTTTATATTTGCTAGCATTTCTTTTTCCGAGCAAAAAAGCAGTCAGGCCAATACCTAACACTACCAACAATCGCCAATGATGAAAAGACCAGTTTTTTACTTTTTTCCACCAAAGCATTAACCATGTCTCCAAGTTTTTGCAAGATCAATAGCAGATTGTCCTCCGATGTACATCATTGCAATAAGGCCCCAAGTATCCGGGTCAAGGGTTGACCAGATCATAAGAGCGGTTGCTACACCAAACACAAGAAGTTTTCTTGAGATTAGTTTTTCTTGGATTGCATCAAGTGCGCCTTTGTCTGGGTCGTCAAAATGCAACTCGGCCATAACACTTTCACACAGATCTTCTCCATCAATGTTTTCAACAGCATCGTGTACTTTATCCATAACTTTTTCTTTTAAATCCATTTTTTAGTCCTCTTACATGTTTTTAAATATTGAATCAAGCTCGGCCTGGCGCTTAGGGCTGGTGATGTCTTCTTCTCCGACATACGCAGCGGCCACAATTTCACCAATAGCGTTGCCCATCCATGCCTTAACTACTTCCATCTCCTTTGAAGTCTCTGGTATCTTTTTTCTGTCTGGTCTTGGTTTGCGTTCTTTTATTAACTCTTTAAACATGTCCAAAACATTATCTACATGGTATTGATTAATACCCTCTGGAGGGGTTGCCTTATAATCACTCATAAGTTTACTGTTGACTTGACCAGCCCTAAACCTTCTGTCTGTATGCATCTGGGCACGCTGCTTTTGTCTTGCCGCACCGGCAAATCCACCGTGGCCCTCCGAAGCTAGCTCCATCTCTTCTTTGATAATTTGCTTTAATTTAGCCATTGTAAGTCTCATTTTTAGTCTCCATAAAAGAAAAACCCTATCTAGATTTTACTCTAAATAGGGTTCAGCTTTAGATTTGGACATGTGCATAGCCATCAAGTTTTTGTATATCAATGGTCATATCAACAACGTCTTTTAACGAATCAAGGTGAGAAATTAACAAAACAGTTTTAAATTGTGACTTAATCATTTGAAGAAGCCTAATGAAACCATCCATATGTTCTGCATCCAATGCTGTAGCCGGCTCGTCCATAACAAATATCTCTGCTTTGGGCAAATTAGTAATTGAAATTAAAGCCAAACGTATAGCCATTGAAGCTAAAGTTTTTTCTGCACCGGACCCCATAGAAAGAGGTCTTGGGTCATATTTTGGATGCTTAATGTAGATCTCAAGCTTATCACCGACGTTATCAAAGAAAACTTCAAAATCAACAATACTATTAAGAATACTAGAAATTTCCGAATTGATGATTGATAGCATAGACTTAATCACCTGATACGAGACACCATTTGGATGCATTGCCTGTATGAATAAATCATAGGCGATGTAATCACGTTCATAGTTTTGTATTTCTTCTAGTTTTGATTTAGCCTCCTTTATTAGTTGAATCGTTGCACCCTCCTCTGTTCGGAGACCCATGATTTTCTTTTCACACTTCTTTATGCCGTCAAGCCTATCTTTAAGCATTTTCTGCATTGCTGTTAGGTCTCTTCTTAGTGAGTCATGATTATCATACGCCTCTTGGTTATCAAAGTAATGAGATCTTTTATCTTGAAGAGTTGATATTTCATTGACCAATAATCTACGTTGAGATTTAAGGCTCTCAACTTTAGACTCAAAGGCCATAATTTGTGTTTTTATCTTCTCGACGTTTCTCTCATTGGACTCAAACGAGGATATTGAAAGCTTCACAGAGCCTTCATCTAGATGCTCAATTGTTCTCCTTTTAGAATCAATAAGGCTCTTGAGCTGCTCCTCCTTTCGTTTAAGTGCTGGTAGGGCCTGTTGAGCCTTTAGAGCATCTTGCACAAACTTATTATCAGTACAGTATTCACAGTCAGGATCATACTCATGACAGTGTAACAGGCTGATCTTTTTCTCAAAAGATTTAATTTTTGTCCTTGTCGACTTCAGATCATAATTAGCGGCACTAAGTTCATCAGATAGTGTATCTATCGCAGAGAGCTGGTCTCTTAGATTATCTATATCAACAGATTGATTCATTTCTTCAAGAGACTTTTGTTGATCTTGTGAATCAATAATATTGTCCCTTACCGTATTTAGTCCTGCTATAAGAGTAGACATTTCATTTTGCTTGCCTTCTAGCTCGCTAAGGAGGCTGGTGATATCGATCCATTCTTCTCCAACTGATGCTATTTGATCCTGAACTATAGATATCTCTTGACGTAATTCATCACATCGTTCGCCCAAAGTATTACATCTATCTTCTTGGTCAGATATTTCCTCAAGTATTTCTTGTAACGCTTCAGTGTTGTGAACAAACTTTTTATTCCAATCAATTGCACCCAAGTGTTTAATGATGCCTTTTAATTCTGAGGAGTCTTTCTTAGCTAACTTATGTTTTGATTCGAACATTTGCAAATCTAAGAATTTAGCAAGTATCTCTTTTCTCTTAGTGGACCCCTCGTTTATGAATCCAAAAGAGTCTGTCTGTGAAGACATAGAGGTGATCATAAAGTCCTCAAAGCTACCAAAAGTTTTTCGAATATTAGCATCGGTTTCGTTTCGAGTGGTGCCGTTTTTGCTTTCAGCCATCGTACCCAGAGAGTATTTAGTGAAGTCAAGATCAGTTCTTGCCTCTCTTGTTACCGCACCTTTACTTTTCTTTTCATACGCCTCAAGTGTTCTTGTAATCTTATACGAGTCATTACCGACTCCAATTTCAAGCTGAATTCTTGACTTATCTTTGTTTTGATTGATAAGATGGACATTTTTACGTTCCGACTTAGAGGTAGTATTAAACATTCCGAACAAAGCTGCATCGATAATACTAGACTTTCCAGAGTAATTTTTCCCAAATATTCCAACCAGTCCATTAAGATTAGCAAAATTAATCTCATTTCCCTCTCCGTAATTAAAAAGATTGTTCCATTTCATCTTCTTTACCTTCCAGATAATATTTCTGGAGATGTCTTCTGATTCTTCTAGAAGCTTGTTATAGTTGCTGTTGAGTTCAACAACTCTCTCTAAAACGTCTGGTGTGGTCTCTTTATCCGACAAAAATTTTCTAATGTAATCTTCTTGGATATTTGGGTCTCTCATATTGATGATTCGACTCTCAGAACTATCCACTGATAGACCACCATCAGAATAGCCCGCCTTGTTGACGAAATTGACCGTATAGGCATTCCATTTGGTTCGGGCATAGTCACAGGCCCTACGCAACTTTGCAAGCGGTAGATTGTAATGTGAGACCAATCTCAACCTAGCATTGTTTGGAACATCAACATGGGGTAGGGTTCCATCTTGGTTAATATCTACAGTAAAAAACGGACGAGGGCTCATAAAGAATCTTTTCTCGACTGAGTGGTTGTCTTTGTCTCTAATATCCCACAAGAGATAACCCTTTAACAAAGATTCTCCAAAGTTTTGCTGAACTGTTGATCCACAATAAGCCACCCTGCATTCGTTGTCTAAAAACTGCATTCTGTGGATATCACCCAACATAGCGTAATCAAAGCCTGCGAAAATAGAGACATCATCCTCTCCATTCTCTAGTGCCCAATCTGATCCGACTTTAGAACCTCTAATAGAGCCATGATAAAGAGCTATGTTAACTTTAGAATCATTGGTGGGCTTTACCCAATTGTCTCTATCAAACACAGAAAGAACATTTAGGCAAATATCTTTGTCCACATGTGTCTCGCCAGAGTTTAAAAGAAAATTAATATTAGGATGATTTAGTGCCTCCACTATTGGCGTGATCGCATCTAAGCGATTACCATTTTTTAGATTACCATCGTGGTTACCAGCGATAATATATAGTGGTGCTATATCCGCTAATTTACTTAGAAAATCTGCGGCTAGGGCAAAGTATTCTGGCGAGAGTTGTGTTTTTGTGTGAGCCAAGTCACCACAATGCACAATAATATCCGGATGGTCTCTCTCTAACTGTTCGTATATGTTTTGGAATACAAACTTATATTCGTCGTGATACTTAAGATTTCTAATGTGTGTATCACTAATATGTGCGATTCTCATGTGTCCTCCGTTAATTTACATGAATTTTTATAGAACCAGCAAAAATTGAATTATCTGTATGAAAATCTAGGTCGTACTGAACCAGTACGGAAACTACAACCCGCTTCATTTCATCAGAGTTTCCTGTTATTATTGTTAGTTCTAAGCCCCAGTTGTTATTAATAAATGTGTGACATATTCTGGGTACTTCTTGATATCTCACACCATGCAAGTCAAGCGTCTTCATCTCGGATTTCTTCCGAAATAATATTAAACCCACATTTTTCTAAAGCAATCATGCACGATGCAAAGTCATCTTCACCGTTTCTTATTTCATCAAAATAATAATCCTCAAAAGCACCGGATAGATTTGATTGCTCTGTATATCTTAGGCCGGCTTCATACCAGCTTTCATCTTCTTCTCTGTAAAGACTAATTTGATCTTCTGACATTTTTTCCTCCTTATTCCATCAGAAATTGTATAGCTATTAATGTAACACATAAAAACATAGAAGTCAAGTTTTTTATGGTAAAAGGTGACTCCCCTAGGTGCCACCAAGCCAATGGGATAAAGATTAGATAACCGCACGCAAAGGCTATAAACCTAACAGACCATAGGTCCCCTGTATGGTCATACATAATTTTTGTACCATAAGCAAAAAATACTCCTGTAATTGGGGCAATCAAAATACTGGTTAGTAAAATATTATCGGCCATCCATTTTGATATGACTGCGCCGTTTGATTGATACCAGCCACATAACTGTCCTAAAATAAAAAACAACGTTGCTATTAAAACTTTGCTCATGACAATCCCCAAATACAGCTAGTAGTATATAGTCAACACTAAGCCTTGTTGCTGTTTATGAATTCGTTAACCTCAACTTGAGACTTAGAGCCAATAATCTCGGCTTTCTCAGAGCCGTCAACAAACATAATCAACCTTGGAACAGATCTAATGTTGTATTCTTGCAGAACAGACCTATCCATTGAGTCAATATCAACTTTGTAAAAATAAACATCTGGTTGTTCTGGGACAATGTTCTCCATTGTTTTCGATAAGGTCTTACAAGGACCACACCATGTGGCGGAAAATTGTACAACTACGTTTCCCGCTAAAGTAAGTTCTTCAAACTGCTCTCTATTTTTTATGTATTGCATTTTTTTCTCCTTTAAATATGCTAATAGGACTAAAGGTATTAACCACAATCCCGTAATTATAATGTAACATGTGAATTTATATTGTCAAATGCTTCTAAGCATTTTTTCTAAGAAATACATCTCTCCATCAACTTGTTCTGCTCGTGCTAATCTCTGATTAAAAGATGCTGTGCTCATGGAACCAATGTCTTCATAATCATCAATTGGTACTTTGTGTATTTCTACATCATATTGTAGCATAGATTTTATAATCCACTTGGCTTTCTTTTCTGCATCTGGGTCTAGTGCTAAAAACACAGGAGTGTCGTGTGCTGCGACGGCCTGAAATAGTCTAGAATCATTTCTCAGGGATGAACCAAGTATAGGGACAGAGTTTTGACCTGCGACTATAGCATCAAAGACGCCCTCTACCAAAACTAAAGGTTCGTCCCAATCAACACTAAGCTCGTTAAATATTATGTCTCTTCCACAAGGTGGATTAAGATACCTGAGTTTGTGCCCAACATAGGATCTAGCTATGAAGTAATTAACATCACCATCACTATTAAATGATGGAATGATTATTCTACCGCCGTATCTACCCTTGCTGCAATACCCAATTTTCCATTTTAATATCTCCATCCTTGTTATTCCTCGGCTGTGTAAATATCTCAGCGGTTTTTTGGACTCTAACGGGAGGTGTTTGTTACACAAGGAAATAAACTCTGGTGGGAGATCAATAACTTGCTTCTCTTCAACATTGTTCATTTCATTCATAATGTTATCAAATTCAGACAGATCTAATCGACCAGTTAGCTCTAGATACTGCTGTCTTTGTTTGTAATTACCAAATTTACGAACGAGTCGGTAAATATTTTTGCCGCGCTGATCGCATATCCAACATTTAAATGCATTAACAGAGAAGTTAATCGACATCTTTTTCTTATGGTGATTGCAGTACGGGCAATGAAATAGAAACTCATCATTGGATCTTCTGTAAGAACCTAGAACTTCTGTGAGAATTTTTAGTTTTTTGTGTTGCATTTTTGTCCTCTCATAAAAACGTATCATGGAGGCTAAATTCTGTCAAATTTTTTCATCAACTTTTTTACTAATCATAAAAACATAGGCCGTCTGGGCATATCTTAACATCACAACCAGAGCACAGCAATAGGAACACTAATACAAAAGCTCTCATAAGGCAGCCAAAGCTACAAGCACTGAGTCAGCCATATCGTCTGTTCCGGGCCGAGGATTACCGTGTCTCGTTAATTCAACAATAAAATCATTCGGATATGTCTGTGAAACCCATTCAATAATTATTTTCTTAGTGTTCTCTCCCCGGGGAACCTTTATGCCCTGCTTTTTCCTAGCAGCTGCAGGTGTGATCATCTCTGATTCCATATCAAACACAATTGGTACCAACAATGAAATCATTCCATTGAATCGTTGGAGAGTGGCCACGGTTTGAGCCGAACTACGGCCTCCGCCAAACGCAACAAAAGGGGCCTCTATCATAACTTTAGAAATTTGAAACTTCTTGGATAGATCAAGGAGCGTAGAGTGAAATTCAAGCGCTCTAGTCTCTAGAGAAGTTGATGTTTTAAATTTTTTAAACTCACACATAAGAAGTTTCTTATCTTGATCAATTATTGAATAGCCGATTTTACTTGAACTAACATCTAGGCCTAGAATCATTTCATTAGCTCTTCTTCAAGATCTCTAATTTCAGACATGAGTCTTGAGTATTCTCTAATGTTTCCATTTCTTTGAAATGAAATGGCCACTTCATACATCTTTTCAATCTTTCTTCTTATCTTCTGCTCCCTAGTTGGAAACAAAAATTCATAAATAAACTTAAACATAAAACCTCTAATATAATATAACACACAAAAGGGTGTTTGTCAATTGGCTTGGGCAATAATATTATTTAAAGCAGTTTCTTGTTCAGGAGTTAAATCAGCATTGTCTAAAAGATTTTGCGCCTTCTCAAGTGCTTGGGCTTTTGAGGCTGGAGATTTTACAAGACCACTAAGGTTTTTAATTAGAGCATTCACATTTGGAGTAACTGTTCTTTGGCTACTATAGGTCCCTGGAACCCCTGTGTCTCCGGTGTCAAGGCCTGGTGAGATTTCGGATACCTGTCCCAGCAAGTATTCTTGTGCTTCAGGGGACAGTGGGTTTTGGGAAAAAGAATTTTGGAAGGGATTAATTTCTAGAACCCCATCATTATTAGAATCAACTTTTGTCAGTGTTCCGTTTTTAACATTTGCAGAAGCATCTTTAAGTAAGTTGTACAATTCGTTTCTCACCCCTTCGTCACCGTCAGATTGGGCAGCTAGAGCAGCATCGTAAATTTGTGGTACATCTAGTTGTTTTGGTTCTCCGTTGAAGGGGATGACAAACACCAAGGAGGCTAGTGGAGCTAACAAGCCTTCATCTAAAACCTGCTGTTCTTTATTCTCGTTTAAAAACCGTCTCCAGTTTTCCATAATTAATTTTTGACTCATGATAGTCTCCTACACGCTAAATAGTATTTTAAATGTCCAATTTTAATTTAAACAAATATTCTCTTTCTTCCGTTTTTCTTACGGGAGTAGAAAGCTTTGCAAAGCCAATTACATTTTTATCTTCATCATAGATTGCGATTTTTGAAATATAAGTTTCTTTATCAAAAGTTGGGGTCGTATCTGTAAAACTTGAGGATACAATGTTTTTAATCTCTTTTGGTGTCTCCACATACTCATAAGAACTAGTCATAGCGTTCCCAATATTGCTCCCAGAGTGCTTTAAATAAGTTGGGTTATTGGAATGATTAAGTTGATATTTTGGAGCCTTAGAGAGCATTGTGAGCGTCTGTATGTGATTGGTTCCTTGGAACTCCATATCAAAAGATGCAGATAAGGTTGTTGATGCAACAGTTAGTCCGTCATTTGCACCTCTACCAAAATAAATCCATTTTGGGTTTCCGGCGGTTGAGTTATCTACAAGGTTACCAATAGAGGTACTATCAAGTGTTGCCGAGGAGGTCAACAGAAAGATGCCCTCATTGTACAGAACGGTACCAACGACGGATCCGGTTGTAGAGCCTGAAACCTGAACTAGTTCTCCGTTGTAACGATAATCAGTTGCCTCTGCAGTGACTGTTCCAGAAACATACCACTTGAGACTAACTGAACCTTTTCTAATTGATGATCCATAAAAAATTGATGGAACACAAATCATATTTACTTCTGAATCCGAATAGTAGGTATCAAAGTTATAATGTGGTGATAGATAGGAGTAATTATTTATAGAATTTCTAAGTGCCCTAAGTCTTGGATAATCAGGGTCTGCAGGTCCGGTTATTCTATATCTAGTGATAGACGCCGACAAATTGTAGCTAGAAGTAATCGTAGATCCTCCATAGCCAAATTGAGTGTTCCAATCAGCGGCAGAAATTGTCTTGAACGTTGTTTTGTTAGCATCTTTTGTAACAAAAGGGTGGATTCTTTGATCCTCTGGTCTGTTGATATTATATTCATACAGGGATATAAAGCCCCTTGGAACACCCAGGATGTTGTCTGAGTGTGTTCCTGATATTGGGGTTATGTTATTGACGTATATTGACCCACTGTGGATAAAGAAACTTAAATCTGGGTATGCCTCAATAGTGTTGGTGAACAGATCGTCGTCTGTAAATCGATAATACGTCATGTTTGTTACTCATTGGATTAATAGTCAATTCTAGCACGAAGCGTGTATTCGTTATCAGAAGACTTCTTAAGAGGTTCTGATAACTTGGCGGAAGCCATTAACTCGTTATTATCATTGTATAGACCAATGGAGGTGATGTAAGCCACAGGATTATCAGTTGATTTAGTTTTAACTCTGATTTTTGAGCCACTTAAATAAGTTGGGTTCGCAGAGTAGTTAAACTCATTGTGATTAACACGACAGAAATATACAGTTGAATTTAATTCTGTTGTATTGTTAAACTGTATGTTTTGAATTCTGTTTCGTAAACCGTTTGCAATCAAATCAATGTTTGATCCAGTTAAAGAACCCGTGAAGTTAAGACCAGAATCAAATTCAATACTAGAACTATTCGGAGTAAGTAAGGAGCCAAAAACAGAACCAGTTAGGACTACAACACCTGCCTGGTAATAGATTAGACCAGCGCGCCAGTAAGGATCGCCGCCAAATGATGAAGTGTGAGTGCTACTAGGGTCAAGGATATCATTTACAGACGCAGTTGCATAAAGAATTCCATACTCCCCAGCAGGTGAATTTACTCTGTACTCTGTGGAAGCACTAAGGTCTGAAATTGTTACTAGCTTATTGAACACAGAACCGTCCTCTGCAAAGGCAGGGTTTACACCCAGGGTCATCTCAAAGGTTTCTTTTTTGATCTCATCTTTAGTTAACAATCGCGAGAAAGGCAAAATAATAACATCATTTAGCTTATCATCAGTTGTCCCTATTAAATCACCATCTTCGTCAAATCTCCTAACAGAGCCGGTTGCATCGTAACCAACTAAAACTTGAGCCATTTGATTATAGATGTTTCTTTTTTTAGATTGCTGTGCTGAAACTGAACTATAAAGAGGGCTACTTTGATTAATCCCAATTGTAATATCAAAGATGTGGTTTGCAGAAGAACTTAAAAATGGATAGTCATAAACAGACTGAAACATTCCGTGAGTGTAATCTTTGATATTCCCATCGTCATATGTCCCTGATACAATTGTACCAGTGAGTGGAATAGCTTCATGTAGCAGAGTTCTTGTCGCTACGATATCATTTTCATTTAATGGTTTAAAAGTCATTGTAAATCCTTATTCTGCTAACTTAACGTATCTAACAGGAACATCAATCTGTGCGCCTGTTTTCATACCGGTGATCTTTACATTTGTATCAATAAAGAAAACATTCGATGTACCAGAGGCTGTTCTGTTGTCCATAGTGGTAGTGCTACCTAATTGTTCAAACAAAAAAGTACTAGTGTTAAGATCAAGGGAGGACTTAATTCTAAACTCCATCCTTGTTCCTCGTGGTCCTCTGATTACTTCACTACCGCCAGTGCTATCATTGGTTATTTGACTAACAAAAGTATCGCCCAGATCTACAGTATAGTACGCAATGTTATCATCATCAATGAAATCTGGAGCGGCCTCTGTGCCTTGTGTATCAACAAGCTTTCCAAGCCTATTGTCGATTTGAACAGTAAAGCTAGTCTCAATCAAATCAGCATCCAATCTTCTTTTAGGAGATATCTCAGTAGTATCAAGGCCTTGGTCGATCTTGATAACAGCTCCATTCAGGGTCTCGCCAAAAATAAATCCTTGCCTAATATCACCGGCAGAGTCTTTACCAACGCCAGTCAAAGTGGTTGTGGATCCATCATTATCTTCTGTTTGTGCATCAACCGCAACAAGGAAAGTCGCGTTAGAATCTCTCTTGTTTGATCTCTCCACCTCATTGAGTCTAAGAACAGGCAAAAACAGCAGCTCAAGATTATCGTAAGTCATAAGCTTTGAGTGCATAGAGGAGGCATTATTAGTAAAGGCCTCAAGGACTGGTGTTTGTAGGATCTCTAAATCATAATAGGAGCTACCACTAGGATGTGTTTTGTTGTACAGAGAGTAGTCTATTTCTTCGTCACCAAGGGCAAATTTAGTAATTTGAAAAGAACCATCGCCCTTAGCTAATAGTTTTCTTCCGTGATCTGTAAGGACTACATCTAGTATGATGTCTCCACTGTTGTCTAAAAAAGCCATATAAATCTCCCAAATTCTTATATTAAATAGATTTCTTTCAAAAATCTTCTTGTGTTTTGTTTTTTGTTAAGGTAAAGTCAATATTATAATCAATAATTTTACCAGTCACATTCGATTTTACTCTAAATTTTAATTTTCTTCCCCACAAAGTTTCCTTGGCCACTCCCAATTTAAGGTTATCTACTGTACCCTTGAGGCTAGGTTTTCCTGCTGATGCTTCTTGATTTGAGTCAAAAACTGTTTGTTCAACAGCAGGTGTTATCTGAAATAGCCTCGCGAATGATCTTGAGTTGTTAAATAAAATGGGTTCCGGAATGTGATAATCTTTGACTATGACTTTAGCATCATCTGCATCGATGATCAATTCCACCTCATAAATAGTAGTTGGATTTGAGACTAGTCCTTTTGAGTTCAGTTTTCTAAAACAGTAATAATATTTTTTGTTTGGTATAACATTATCAACGAACAGTGCATCTGTGCTAGCAATCTGAATGTTTACCTCTCCGACTTTTGAATCAGAAAAATCAACATACGATTCGGGCGGCTTATCTGTTCTGAAAATTTCGTAACTTCCATCTTCTGGTATTGTTTCAAATTTTATATTCTCGGGATCTTTAAAGTATTGCGATAAGTCTTCGACAATTTTCTTGTCGGTATCTAAAATTGGAATAAATTCACCCTCAGCTTTTCCTTTTGTTGGGGACAAATAAAATTGTATTTGTTTTTCTGAATTGTTTTCTGTGAAAATTTTAACCTGCGGGGAAAGAGGGGGAGGTTGTATAACTTTTAATGTTTTATCAAAAAATTGCAGAGGAACCAAAACAACATTCGGGTAATTTTTTACCGTCACAGTTGCGTGGACTTCATCAGTACCTAAGTTATGAAAAGTTAAATTCTCATATCGGTAACGATTTCCAACTATAACATAGTGTCCATTACAAACATATACGTAAGTTTGACCATACTTTATCTGTGTATCGTTAAATACAGATTCATTTTCAACTGCGGGCATAACTAAACGTTGAACTTTTGGATCAATTGCAAAATTTTGGTATTTATCAAGTGTGTATGCAACCTCTTCATTGTAACAGAATTCTCTATTCATTAGTGCCGTAAAGTTTCGAAAACTCTGAGAAAGCTTGTTGAGATAGCCAGCAAACAATAGCTTTTTGAGATCTCTTTTTATCTTTGAATTAGCAGCGATAACTTTGTCTGATATAAATACATTCTCGCCCACTGCGAAGGAAGTTCCAGTTACCCAAGAATTTAAAGAAAAAACCGGTACCTCTGTTGGTATTACAAGGCCGTCTGATTGTAGATCAAAAGAAATAGATGGAGAATCTGTGTTTATATAATCATTAAGAAGGAAGTAAAAGATATCTGTTTTATTTAAAAAGTCTGTTAAGTCAGTTTTTGTATTAGAAGAGATTGAGATTCTGTTATAATATGGAAACTCATTTGGGATTCTCTTATAAATACCATCAACTACTGGTCTTGCAGGAAAGATAACATTCTCATATCTACGAGCACTAATTGGATTTAAATCAATCGGGGCTGGTTTACTATCTTTTTTGAAATCTATAAAGTCTTGTCTTCTTTTGTCTTCAAATATTGTAGGTAGATTTATCTCTTCTATGGCCAACTGTAGTGCGTCATAATCCTCAGCCACATATGCAAATTGTGTGTCGCATTTGTACATTGATAATCCTTGAGTTGCCGGTAAATCTTTTACTTCTTCATTATTTATTGGTGTTATTATTTCACAAAGATGATCAGTAAAGTTTACATTTTCAGATATTACTCTTCTTAAGTTTGTTTGAAAAACTGATGTGTTTCCGTTTGGTCTTATTAGAATTTTAACCTCTTCACCACTAATTCCATCGTCAAAAGAAGGTATTGAACTCATGACTGAGACTTTATACCCAGGCTGCTCGGTGTACACAAATTTTGATATACCATCATTTGACCTAGCTACCAAGGGGGAAGACCCAATAGCTAGACGAAAAAGATCTTTTTTTGTTTCTAATATTTTTATCTTAGACATTAGTATCCTCTCCCTCCTGGTGTTCCTCCTCCTGATGTTCCTCCTCCTGATGTTGTCGAGCGACTATTACCAGAATATACTGTTCCTCGATTTGGAGTTGTTTGATCAGCCACTGCATTTCTTGGCCTTGGCGCTGATCTTGTAGTGAAACCAGAAGCAGCCAAGGGGTTTTTAGTTTTGTTTTGAGTAACTATGTTTGAAGTTGCAAACTTTATATTCTTAGATATCTCATTTCCTGCACTAATGTTAAAAGTAAGATTGGAAGCATCGAGTGCTTGATCTTGTAAGTTATTTAGATCCGTTGAGCTTATGAAGAAGAAACGATTAATGACGGGAAGCTTAAAATCAGGATTTACTTTAATACCAAACATTTCTTCACTGTGGTAACTCATTCTGCAAAAATAACTAACACTATCATCCAAATCAACATTATCGGCTTTTACAAATATTGGAGATGTTAAAATATCAATTCCGTTGATGTCCTTTTCGTAGCCTACAAATATCTCAACCTTCTGGAATGATTTATAAATTATCTCACTAGCAACTTTTGTATTTACAGATCTCAAAGGGTCTGTGTCTGACTCTAGGATATCATTTTTAGTGTTACTTGACCTAGATCCCACAAGCGCTTTGTATTGATTTGGAGCACCTTTTGTGTTCTCTTTACTAGCATGCTTGCTACCCAAATAATTACTAAAGCTATTTTCAGCGCTTTGCAAGTCAAAATTAGATTTAAAAGTATCTCTGGTAAAATTATAATATGAATCAAATTGTGCGTTAGTTTGTCGGTCACTCTCTTCTATCACTGATTCTTTATAGCCCTCTTCAGCGTTAACAAATTCAGAATTTAATCCAAGGAAATTCTCTGATTTTAACAAAGATAGGGCATCATCATTTTTATTAGGATCGGCAGCTGATTGAGGGCCAGAATCTCTTGAGAAGCTGTAATTCTTACTGAATGTTTGTCTGGTTCTTTTCTTAGACTGGTTGAAACCTTTGGTTTGTTTTTTACCATAATTGTGTTTCGGCTGGACATAAGATATGAAAATATCTTTCCCTTCCATGAATCTTGTGGTTAATTTATCATGATCAATATTCATTAGATTATCGAGATTTATTTCCTCACTATTCACCATCAAAGATAAGGGGCTAAAAAAGCTCATTCTAGAAGCGTTAATATCCCCGAAAGCTTGTTTTGTATCCACATCCATTTGAGAGAAATCATCATTACCGTTAACAAAGTTACCGCTAAAGAATCTCTGCACTTCCTTAGTCGCTCTATCATTCATTTCTGCGGTGGTAATGATTGGAAAACCAATATTATTCTTGATCCCTAAATAATCATAAGATCTAAACATATCTCTGAAGCTAATAATATCACTAAACACTCTTGATAGCTCAATAGAGCCAGGAACAAATGATTTTCTATCAGTAACTGCACCAGCGTAATTTTCCTTATCAGATGTCTTGTATCTTTTAGAGAATAAGGTCATTAGTTTTTGAAACTCTGTTATGAATCTATCGTGAACTAGAAGGTTATAATTGTTGAAAGTAAAGTTTTTCAACTTCTCTTTGATCAAAAACTCTTTTTCTGAATTGGTAAAATTCTCAAAATACTGTAGGTGGTTGTAGTAACCATTAACAATGCTAACTATTTTTGAATCAAGGAGGTTTGAATCTTTTATTTTACTCAACTTAAAGTCGTAATTTGAATTTCTACCTATAATTGACCTCAAATCTTTCAAGTCATTGAACAATAATTTAAGATCATTTATCTTATTTTCTAAAAAGACGTGAGATTGATCTAGGATTCTAATTTCTACCTTATATTGATATTCACCTTTTGATTTGGAGGATTTTTCATCATCTATGAATTGAAAAGCCCTTAATGATTTATCTGGGAAAAGGAATATTTCTTTGATTTTCTCATCTTCTTGTAATTGATATGATTTTATGTCTCTACTGTCGGCAACAACAACAGTATTAAGCAATCTAGATGATCCAAATTTTGGTGAACCAGCAGTATTCCTATATACTGCTGACTTTACCTGTTGCCTCTTAATCGTTAATGATCTGATTTTAATTGTGGAAAGATAATCCACAAACAGCCTGTTGCTAAGATTATAGAGCTGTCTGCCGTATTTTGTTCTAGTTAGGGCCATCTGCTTTATGTTAAAGACAAACATTCCTGATAAATCAGTGTTGTTGTTAAAAGAAAACATTAGATCTCCGATGATTGGAGTAAATTTCCTGTTTATACCTTGCCTAGATCCATAATTCTTTTTTCTATTATCTGTTATCTTGTAATTCTGAACGGTTATTCTACGTAGTTTATTGTGAGGTTCACTGCTATGGAATGAACCCTCCATGTAAGTGCCCTCGTGCTCATGAACAGGGCCTGCCCAGACTGTGTTATCTGGTCTCAAAAACAAAGTTGTGCTGCTTTTAATCTCTCCTTGGACAAAAACTATCTCCGAACATACAGCTCCATTATATCTAGAGTATATATTTTCTAACCGAATGTTTAAATCTGAACTTGCCTGCATTGTATCAAAAAAACATACAGCATAAAGATGCAAGTCTTGAACTCCATTTTCTATATTATAGGTGAATTTTTTACGAAATATTTTTGATGAACCACTGTCCATATGTTTAAATTCTGATAATCCAAAGGTGTTCATGTTAGTGTCGGGATTATTTAGCCTGGAAATATCGCTGGGGATGGGAACAATTGTGCCGTCCTTAAGTAAATTTGATACCCTAGGGTTCCTTGTAGCGACAAGATTGACTTTCAAAAAACTAAGTAACACTTTATCATCAGACCAATAAAAACCAGAGTCTTTCTGAGCGTCTTGTATTTCTAACTCAACGTTTAAAAGAAAACCATTGGTTGAATGATCTTCTAGTGTAATTTTTGAAATATATACGTTTGGTAAATTCTCTAATCCTACAGAAGCCTTCATTATTCACAAACCTCCACATCAGTAACTCTAGTTCCATAAATATCAAACTCTGTAGTTTCTATCTCTTCGCATTCCACTTGAATATCAATATGTATGTTTTCTGCCTTAAGCTTAGATATTCCTTTGCAAATTTGTCGGTCTGGAATCGCTGAGTCTGTTGTAAAGTTAACATAATGCTCGACATATTGGGGAGTTATATCAACCTCCTGCTCTTCGGGTTCGACTAAAATACCATTAATTATTGAGTCAAACTTTGGAGTAAATTTTAGCGGTATCAAGTTCTCTTCGTTAGTATCGTCAAATAAATATACCTCAACCTCAAATCCATCTTTGGCTTCAAAGCCATCAACTTCTTTTAGAAAAGTTATGATCTGTTCTTCGTCAATATCAACATAAGTTCCGTCTGAATATATTAGAGATGCTGGGGTCCTCGGGGACACTCTTCTGCCCCTAACGAGGGGATCACTTTTCTCGTTTCTAATTTGCATCTTATATTCTATGGTTGCATTAATTTGAGGTATTTGCTTATCTCCATATGAACTAGATAGGGCGGCCTGAACAGAGTCTATCTCTCCCTGGATAAACACTGATCTAAAGCCTGGAGCTGTATCTTTAGTGTTATCAGATGAGCCTAGTGGGTCTGTTAAGAAGTTGACTTTTTCTCTAGTTTTTGGTCTACTATTTAAATCACTAGAAAGCATGTCGCTCTCAAATATGCTTATTTCTGGTGACTCTAAGCAAGTTTGTGGCCTAATTCTTGGTGTTTGCTCTAGGATTCTTGGAACTATCTCGTTTTGCTCTTCAGTTCCGTTAGTGGCAGCTATGTCGTACAATATATCATCATCAAAAAAGGCATAATAGGCAGGCTTTAACTTTCCTTTCGAGAGAAGATGTCTGCCGTAGGGAGTTAGCTCAATCTTGATTACATCTTCTTTCTTATTAAAGAATGTCATTTTTTACTATCTCCTGGAACCGTCATCCTTTTTGTCGCCTAGCCCAGCAAAACTATTTCTTGCTTTTGTGCTTCTAGGTAGACCTGCTCTTAATGCTCTATCTTGTTCTCTTGTCTTTTTTATCAGCCTTGGATCACTGTCTTCAGTAGTTGGATCAACATTAGAAAACATCACCTCTGCATCTAGTTTAACTAGTTCTACAAGCGAAAAGAAATCGTATGGCCAGTTGTACGTGAAACCTTCTGGTTCTCCAAGTTCCCCTGTTGCATTTTCCAAAATTATACTAGAACTATCTGTGGTTTCACCCTTTTTTGTAACAACTTTATCAAAATAATTTGTTTTTGCCTTTCTTTTTACCTTAAAAATCATCCACTGAATATCTGTTGGTACATCATTTCCTTTTGCATTTTTCTGTAGTATGCCTTCGGAAAGAACGGATCCTCCGCCGAGCAATTCTTTTGCTAACAATGGATGAGCTATTGTTACCTCAGCCTCCTCAAAAGATCTACCAATTTTTGGGGGGAGGTTCTGCCACATGTCGGCTAAATCCTGTTTATCTAGTTCATGCTTGAATTCAAATACATACATTGCAAACGGATCCATTTCAGTCGTCTTCACAAAATCCATTGACGGAGGAAATACGTATTTTTGCATATTTCTAACCATGTCCAGTATGCCTTCTGAAACGTTTACTCCCTTATCTCCTAAAGCTACAAAAACACCAGGCTCAACTTCTAAATTCAACACCGTCTTTGCTCTTTCAATATCTCTCCTGGAAAGTGAGAAAAATTGTCTCGTGCCTTCTCTCTCGACAAATGGTACGGCCACAACAGCCTCTGATATTTCCCTAGATTGTCCAACTTGGCCTAGTTTTACTGGATCTTTTGAGAAGCCACAAAGATCAGCCAATGATTTTATCTTAGCATTCTGAAGTCCTTGATTCACACCTAGTGCGCCCTTCCACCAAGTAGGGGGGATATCACCTATCTCTAGAAAAACGCCTTTCTGTGGGTCTTCTTCAACTAGTCCGTATTGATGCCACATACCTCTGGGTACTGACTCTGAGGCGTATGTTGGACAAGTTAGGTTCTCGTCAGTAGTTAAATTTGTATAACTGTTAAAGTTTAACATTGGTGTTTCAAATTTTGGCTGAATGATCCATCTTGATTTTCTTTCACTTGTTGCTTCTGTATCGATACTAACGATCTGTTCTTCTCCGGAATCTGTGGTTCTGGTTATACGAGCAACACCCTTACCAAATAAATTAACACTAGAATTAATCTGCATTGCATTATAGTTTAGGTAGTATGGGTGAGATGCAAGGTATTTACTACCAGCAGTTTCAGGATAAGTAACTCTATCCGGGTAGCTACCAAACGATGATGACGGGATTGCATCCCCCCAGTTGCCTTGAGTGTAATTAGAGCCATCAGAGCATGTTAAAGTTGAACCAATATGTATACTAGATGTTATTAGAGTATGCCAAGGTGAATTAATGTACCCTGCGTATGCTCCAGTACGAATACCTATGTCTGAGGTTAACTGACCGCTTCCAGCATATCCATTTACATCCCTGAGAGCGTCCATGGTACCATTCCACCAGAACCTAGTATAATAAGGGAACTCCTTTACTGCTGATAAGATCTCATCAATGGTATATTTTCTAGTTTCTGTTGCTTCAAAGATTAAGTCACACCACCCTTCTCCGTAATAGTATGGTGGTGTATAAGGAAAATTATAGCCCCATAGACTATCAGAACCACTGATTGTAAACTGGGCTGAATTTCCGTAACTACCAGTCGTATCTCCACCGCCATCAATTGGTGGCCCAAAAGCAGATGGTCTAGAGTACATAGTGAAATTTTCTTTAACACCAAACCTTGGGTATAAATCTTGAGGAGGGATAACCTTGTCTGATCCAAATCCAGGCAAAAAGTCATTAGGCTTATTCCTTGATCTTTTCATTTTGATTCTCATAGCATAGAAAGAGCCAGACTCTGCGTTTCCAAAGGCTGGGTTTTCAGAAGGTAAAGATGCTAATGTTGTAATTCTTTTGTCCTTCATAAAGAAATCAATAGTCTCTGCAAGAAAGTTATTGGCCATTTTTGTATATAATGAATCTCCATCCCCTGACCATTGAGCTGTTAAGTCTTGTCCCGCTAGCTCAAAAGGGTGTGACCCCATCAATTGAAGCTCCCTGGTGGATAAAAACCTCTCTGGTTCAACAATCGCCTCAAAGGGTATTCTAATAAATGTACTAAACAAATCTGTCGCTGCCGAGTTATACGAAGATGACTGGATCAGAAAATTTATTCTATCCCCAGAAGTGTCGCCGTCTGAATTTCTTTCTTCGACTCCCATTCCGCCATTAGCAAAAATTAAAGGATAATCACAGGCAACGCCAGATTTAATCGTATTAAACAAAATACCGGGTGCAAATAATGGCTCAATGATAGCTTGTTTTGCAAAATTATCACTTGATTCTTGTTGTACTCCATTAATGTAAGTAAAAATATTAGACCCATAAGAGTTGTTAAATTGCTCTGCTAAATTAACGGTTCTTTCTGCTGGGTAAAAGCCCTCATAAGGTAAAAACTTCTTAATTGCTTTACATTTCAATGATATTGCTATAGGGTTTGCAAAATCTTTGTGGTCCTTCTTGATTAATTCAAAGTGTTGCATAAAATCACTATTTGATAAAACTTTGTAAAACGTTGAAGATCCGCTAGTTGTTGTGTTTTGTTCTAGGGCACCAGATAATTCAAAAATTTCCTTTAATTCCTCAGTAACACCTTTGGTCTCATAGGTCTCAACGTGAGAACTAATTCTGAATTCTGGGATGATTGAATAGCCCTGCCCTTTCAATTTAATGTCTGATCCATAGCTTTCATAAGAGTCATAAAATGGATTCTTGCCGGATTGCCTACCAGCATCCCATGCGGCCACACCCTCAAATAGATTAGCTTTTGCTACTTCGCTTAAGCTGCCCGTTTCTTCAATATACATACCAGAAGGAGAAACCACAGATTCTATAGAATTTAGCGTATGTCTTCTGGAATAGTAACATGATCCAGTTAGAGCTTCTGACGGTTGACCACCAAAGCTATTAAACGCAGCCGTGTTTGAAGGGTAAGACCCACGACAGACTTGAGCGTATGAGTTTTGCAATATACCACTGCCGCCAAGAGAAGCGTTAGGAGTGCCGGAATTTGTCTCTGTATCGTCCCCAGTGTTAAACCCTCCTTGATCTAAAGAGCCAGATCGACCACCAATATAATAGAAAAACCCTCGGTTTGCACCGGTTGCTGCGTTTGGTTGACTTCTAGTTTCAAAATCCGCTGCAGCATCGAGTGGCCACATTGATTGGAATGGGACCGTTGCTCCTTGCTTGTTACTAACCCCAGTCTCTGTTCTGTCTAATCTCAAGTCTCTCCAGAATGTGTTAACATAGAAAGTTCTTGATCTTGTTGAGTGCATGAAAGAATGCTCTGCTTTTGGCCACACAGATTGCTTGTATCTTAACAACTTAAAACTATTAAGTGGAGAACCTGCATCTTCAAGACCGCCATCTAAATACAGCCCCTTGAGATCTTCATAGTTCGCATCGGTTATCAGTTCAGTGCCGTAATGACGATTAATTTCATCGTTAGCAAAGAAAACGATTTCGTTACCAAAAGTGGTTCTCAGAACAATGTTCCTATTGACCTGTTCGTTAAGAGCATGGGAGAAAGTATCAATACCGGCGTATAACTCTAATGGATATTCTGTGCTTTGAACAACTGGTTCTTTGAAGACATTAATAGATCCAAATCTATTTGTTCGATCAAAAAACTTTCCGTTTATTTGTGTTTGAAATTTCTCGCCTGGTTCAGAAACAAAGGTGAAAATATTCTCTTTCCTTTGCTTTCTAGATAGTGGGTTATGAGAGGCCCTAACTTGTCTCCAGACTGGGTATCCATAAGGTCCATTGTGATAAACATGCATCGCGTTGTAAAAAGATGCGGTATTTGGTAAATCAAAGGGGAATAAAAAATTCTTAATAAACTCACCTGCATTGCTGTCCTCGACTAATGGAAAAATAACTTCTCCGCCCTCTAGTGAATATCCACCAATAGTATTCTGTTGCATATAAAATAGACCACCAGCAGTCTTACTTTCTGGTCTGTTAGATATATTGGCTGCACTTATTGATGTTCCAGGTAAATAATATCCATTGGGAATATACACAAATGTATTCAGTCCAACAAAGTCTTGATAATATTTGGCCATTTAATCCTCTCCGAATAATGCTGATGATGATGGGAATGTGATCGCCTCTGTAATCCCTGCTGATGAACTTAATAGACCATCTCTTGGGGCATAGCCAAACACTTTTTGATTATCTCTCCAGTTTGAACCACTAATTGTACTCATAACCCAACTGTATTGGAAATCAGAAGCAGGCAGTGGTGAAGTAATTAGGGCGTTGTTACGTAATGTGTCATCTGCAAATCCAGTTCCCTCCCCAGTATAGAAGCCATCGGTACCCTGTAAATCACTACCTGTTACTATGGCTGTGACTTGTTTGGTCGCTGCAGTGAAGGTTTCTGAAAATTTAAATCCATTGGTTATATTCTCTCCAACAGTAACACCTTCATTTTCACCTAAAGACCAAAAATGAGTAAGTCCGGGGATGCTAGAAATTTCACTTCCGTTTGTGTGGTTATATAGGGTCGTTCTGTTTGTTGGATCACTAACCATTTGAGAGAAAAGGGACAAATTCATTATATTAACACCACCAGTTACAGCAGATCCGGTTAAAAACCTAACAGTTCTTAATTCGGGCATTAAGCTTGGTGAGTTTAGTGATGAAACTGAAGAAGTGTATGCGGTGTCTGCATTTACATATAGAACAAAATTACCTGATGAGAATGTATTGATATTAAAATTATAATGATTCCACTTGGTTATATCGTGACTTATGGTAAATGTATGTAAAGAAAACTTTGAAGAACTTACATCGTCAAAAAGGGTGAGCTGTATTGATGTCGCGCTTACAAATCTAATAAGTATTTTATTTGTTTCAAACATCGTAAAGTTTCCAGAATCTGGTGTTCCATCAAACTTAAGCCACATAGAGATGGTAGATGTTTGCGTATCAAATCCACCAAGGTTATCGGTCTCAAGATATATATCGTTAGAGCTTGAGACTCTCAATAAACCAACGGATTGAATATCAGCAGTAGTTCTTCTATATAAATCGTTCCTGTGTTGTTTATGGAATGATGGCTTGGTAACATAGGTTGAACTTACAACTGATCCAAAAGTTGGGTCATGGCCAAATCTTCCAGAATGCAAAGATAGTAGTGTTTGCAGACCTCTACCCTCATTTAGCTGATCAACAACTCTCATTTCCTCAGCAGGTTCAGAGCCGGATCCACGCACAGCAAGGTTTCTAAAGTTAATTGAATTATATACTGATTTTTCTCCACTAGCTATATCAAGAAAGCCACGAGTACCAGTGTCTCTAGATCCTGGTGCGGAAAATCTAGTTGTAATAATCGCTTCAGAACTAGTTAGGTTATTCTCTGGTGTTGCAAAGGTGCTTTGTCTATCAAATCTGGTAAGAGGCTGTGTTGTTTGCGGCAAACTTAAAAGATTGGCTGGTAACGATAATCCTCCGGCTTTTACGAATGTTCTTTTGTTTTTATTACCAAAGGTTGAAAATACCTGATAAAGCTTATTGTAGTTACCCAAAACATTATCGCTAACTCTATCTTGGATGTTCTGAACATTTACTGCCCTTTTGATCCTACCATCGCGATAGTATATTGCCCATTCACGAGATGTATCTATGTAACCACCTCCAGCAAGATCACCTCCGTATGACGGACTAACAAAGCCCATAGCACCATCACGATTGTCTTCAACGGGGTGCTCTCCAAGCTTTAGTCTCCATCTTTCTGGTCTGGAGTATTGATCATCCAAATTGTTTAAAGTAGCTCCGCCGCCTTCAGTAACTAATGTTGTGTCGTGCCTATTGAGTGGGACGTGACGAGATTGGTGGCCTCCAACGTGGGTGTTTGTAAAAGGCCCCTGCATTGGTATTTCATTTGTAAAATCAGTTGTGTCCGAGTGTAAATTTACGATCACAGCGTCAGACTTAAATAGACGATTAATCTGTTGGTTATATCCTGTTTCAACGGTCGCCCTCTTTAAGTTTAGTGGATAGTATTTTTTACCCTCTAGTTTGTAGACAAAGCCGTCTAGCTCTGATAATGGCTGACCATTAGAGTCGTCAGAATATTTACCAGCTTGTGCTATAAAATCATAATATTCTTTATTATTGGGCGGCTTTGGATCATCACATTTTTGCTGCTCGTTAATACCAGCACCTTGACCCGTACCTACTACAAATACATTTCTTGGAGTTCCAGATGGGAATACACCGCCCTGTGGGTTTACAACAGTTGCTATAAAATCTCTATCTTTTTTAGGAGCGTAATTAATACCGCCATGAATTGTATTTTTAAGTTCAATACCAACTCTATATGGTTTACTTAATCTTCTGGTGGCGTAAGTTGAACCTTGATAAATTGTCTTATCTGGCTGTGCTAAATTAGGAATTGAGGAACTGATGTCTGTTACAAATACTTGCCTGATTGTCTCTCTAGCCGTTATGTCTGTTCTCTCTTTTCTTTCTCTCTGCCACAAGCAATGAGTATTTTCTACTGTCTCACTATCACTAGCAATCGCACCAGCATCAAAAACATCACCAACAAAAGATGCAGCCGCAAGAGACCCAACTGTGCTTGGTACAAAATCATTATTGTTTCTAACGTCTTTTAGCACTGTAGCGGTGTCGTCACCTGGGGCGTCACCAAGTCTATAGCTAGCTATTAAATCCAACCTATTAGAAAAATCCTCGGCTACATTAAAGTATTTTCCGCCATTGTAAAGCTCAGAGAATTGGTCTGTAGTTAGTGAGCCTGTTATGATATTTAGCTCATCGAGCTTAACAGCAGATGTCTGATTTTGTCGTATAAACATCTGTTGGACTGTGGCTAGTACGTTATCAGTACCAGTAGCGGGGGTTGTTACAGTAGTTGTTTGTGCAACACCATTAACATATATATTAACTGCTGCTGTTGACCATGATGTTCCTTCGAAATAGAAAGCAACATGATTCCAGTTGGTCAGTGTGAAACTATTATTCGTGGTGTGTAGTTTTGTCTGATCTGCTGTTTTTGATCTCGCTCGGAAATGACTACCGGAAGTTTCAAGAACAAATTCTTTATTTGGGTTACTGTCGGCAAGAACCATATATTTGATTTCTGCATTACCGGCAGGGTTTGATTCCAACTTAACCCACATTGATGTAACAAACCTATCGAAGTGCTGCTCTGTTGATGTTATTTTAAAACGAGATATATCAGAGCTAGCTTGTGCTATTCTTAAGCTAAATTCGTTTTGATTTATGAAGTTTTTATAATCTGGGGCATGTCCAACAGCCCAATTATAATTAAGCTCATTTACACCCCTAACAGAACCCTCAGTACTTGAGAGTCTTTCCAGTAAACCAAACTTATTTTGATACTTATTTCTCTCTAAAATATGAGACTCAACAACGTCTATTACTCCCTCACTATGTCTCACAGAGGCTGGGTATAATTGTTCAACCATTGTAGAGATTGATGAATCTATCCATCTATAGTAATTTATGAACGTTTCGAAATCTATGTCTTGCTCAACTCTTTCAAAGAAAATAGATCTTGCGTGATCAAGGGATTTATAGTTCATCCTATATCTGTCGACACTGTGTCCAAATAAGTTTGAAAACTCTTGAATAGTAGAAAATGTTTTTAACATCTCCTCGGACACAATTGCATATATACTCTTTTCTAAAATAAAGAAACTATCACTAACGTCTTCATCTTTTATGAAATTTATTTCTTCATCACCTTTAATTGTGATCGCATCAAAATTATAAGACAATTCAGGTAACTGTTTTTTCATAGAAAATACGTTTTCATGTCTTGCAAAACTTGTTTTATTAGCGCCAAATCCAAAACCTTTTGCCCGATGTTCTCGTCTTATGATGTTGTCTGGCCAACCATATATAGTATCAGTTGATCCACTTGAGAAATCCTCTACAATAAAATTGCCGGACCCATCTGATCCAGTGACTGTATCAAACTGCCAATGTAAAATAGAAAGCTCACTGGATGGTATTTGCTTATTATCAATGGTAAAAATATTGTCGGACTGTTCTGATTTTGATAAACCATAATTCATTGGGTCCAAGTTGTGTTGTTTAATAACATCATTATCTGCGTAAGATAACCAGGCTCGTACTGCTCCAATCTCTACGTCAGTATTTTCAATCACCGATCCTGTAAAATTCTGTAAATGAGCACCAGCATACACCCTCTTTGGGTTTGAAAGATATGCTGATCCTGAAGCGTATGATACGGAGGCAGTTAATAATATTTCATTCTCCAGTTCGCCAAAATTATGATTAACTGCATAAAACTCAATACTGGCTGAGGGTGTTGTGTTTGTGGCCACATTAGCATATGGATATGTGTCCGGCTTGATTCTTAAAGAAAGATTCCAGTGCTGATTATCGTATATACCCTTAACATAGTCAGATTCTAAAAGTATTGAGCCATCCTGGTTCTCAATTACAAATCTTGCGTCTGGTGAGTCTTTTGTATTTCTTACCAGATAAACTTGTAAATTTGCTTTTTCGTTTGTCTCCCATGTATAATCAGAAGGATCTGCTGGCCTGGCTTCGTGAAAACCAAATACTGATGAAGATAAAAATGGGGTATGATAAAAGCCAGTTTGACCTTCTGGTATTTTAAAAGGGACTATTAAGTCAGCTTCAAAAGTAAATGCGCTATATTGCTCAAGCTTACTGACCAGTGATCCACTTATAAACGTGTTTGGATTGTTTAGGGAAGAGGTTTGAAAAATTGTCGCTGATGAATATTGTTCCTCGTTAAAATCAATATATCTTATTCGTGATGAATTCTCTCTTACTTTATCAGAAAAATAATGCATACCTTCGTCTGTGTATACATTAAGTTTGATAATTTCATCATCAACACCAAAACATCTAATAAAGTTTCTAATTGACCTCTCTGTGCCTTTAGACTTTAAAATAGCCTCGAGGTTGTTATAGATGTTTATATATATTCTATTTTTAATCTCGTCTATGTTTTGTGTAAATGTTTGGGAGTCTAGAGCCTTGTTGCTAAACAACTCTAATATATCACTGTCTACAAGTATATCTGATGTTACAAATCCTTTTTCTTCCAACAATCTTCTACCAAAAGGGGGCGCCTTAACGTTATCCTGATAATATGTCTTATCTTTAAGTGTTGATAATGCCGTTATTTGTGTATGCAGTTGATCAAAATATGTTGCTATAATCTGATATATTTTTTCTAGATTCTTTTCGTTCTGTTGATCTTGTTCAATGACCCACCTTGGTAGTGTATGATACAGTCTATTACCATATTCAGCATCATGCTCTGAGCCTGAAATTTGCATCTCGGTGATCAAAGCAGAAACACTTGGGTGTGTTGCATATATAATTGGATCACCAGGCTCAGAGCCATACCCTGAAAGTACAAAGGCGGAATCCGTATTTCTTGAAGACGATTGGTACCCTGTCCACGATCCATTGGCTATTCTACCAGAGTAATCCAAAACTGTGGAGTCTGTTGTCGCGTCTGTGGTGATACCCTCATTAAATTTATAGTAAAGTCCCAAGTCAACCGTATTGTCATCAGTGTTTGCACCGCCGCCTATTTGACGATTCCAATTAATCTTAATTTGCCTAGAGGTTCGTCTTGTTTTCCAAAATCTAAAATCGTCTATATCAGCTATTAGTTTACCATCTCCCTGAGATTGTGTCTCTGCTGTATGGTTGGTCTGTAAAGCACCAATAAAAGCATTTACAAGCCCAGAGAAGTTAATATTGGCGCCGCCAAAAGCCAAGGTAAGATCTTGTTCTAAATTCAAATCACCATTAACATAAAATCTAGTTTTGATCTTATCAATAGATGTTTGAATAAAAGATACTGCGTAGTGATTCCAGGAAGTTAGCGACGCTGGATTTACTGAGGGGGTGCTGATATCTTGCCTTTTAAACCCCACTGCATTAACAGCCTGTTGTCCTTGTGCTATAGTTGCGTTAAAAGCCGCACCAGATGTAGAGCTGAGATCTATCTCTATGGTCATCCTAGCATAATCTGAGGATCCAGAGGCAACACCATTCCACAGATCTAAAATGACCTCTTTTGTACCAGTCGAAGGGGTTGTCTGTTTTCTAAGCCAAAATTCAACTGTTGTACCTACAGAAAGATCAACTGGAAAAACTTTTTGTCTTTTATTATCTGCATCATAAACTGCATTTTGCTCAAAGGCTGTCGATAACCTAGCAGTCTCAGAAAAGTCTTTCCCTACCCTAACCCCACCAGGAATATATACGTACTCTCTGCTGGAGTATGACGTACCATAGCCAGTTGAAGTTCCAGTTGCTTGACCAGATTGACCAAACACTCCAAACCCAGTACTCTTAGGGTATTTGTTATCAAAAAGATACCTATCCAAATAAGATGAAGATAATTGAAACTCAACCTTTTCTTTTTGAGATCCATCGTATGGATATTCTCCATAAATTCTCTCTAGCGAATTTTTGTAGTAAAGCTCAGCAGATCCGTAGGAAACAAAATTTGAGGCCGTAGAGAAGTCAATAGGAGGAATAAATGTCCCTCTCTCCTCAACTTCTTTATCAATGAACTCTGGGGACTCTACGTCCTGGCTTAGCTCATCATAACTTTTTACTTTGCGCCCAAATAAATCCTTAATACTCATTTTTAACTACTCTTATCTTGAAAGTATATGGCTGCTCTTCATAGCTAGCAGCATTCGAATTATATATAGAATAACGTATTCCGTATGTATAATTAGGTTCAAGAACAGAAGTATCAAGATAAAAATAGTTACCTGAAACGTCATAAGATAATCTGGTATGTTGAGAGGACCCGGTACCGTAAGGCACAACTGTCTCTCCATCAATAGCTCTAAAAATTTCATAAGAAGCACTTTCAAAAATTAAACTAGCAGGAATTGTTGTGGCTGTTGTAAAAATACTAGGTGACCATTTTTTTTCTCTTGCGTAAAGTCTAAGTTTATGAGTTTGTTCATATTGATATTCTTTTTTAAGACCAGGCATTGATAAAACATAGTCAGAATCAGTAACATACTGCTCGACCTCCTGCCTTTTTACCACTATAGAGCCTGTGAAAAACTGAGTACTACCAGAAAACCAAACATCTCGTATGTTGGTCGCAGTAGTATCCACTCCTACTGAGCAGGAGTATATACCTGTTGAAACATATCCACCAGTTGCTGGTGTGTTTACGGCTAGAGTACTAGGATCTCCGCCCAGTGTTTCGTGTAGATTAACAAAAATCTCCCCAGTTCCAATTGCAGGTATGTTAGCCAATCTGCCCCTAGAATAATTATAGAGAAAAAGAGTGTTAAGATTATCTTCAGCGGGGGAGAGAGATGATGAAGCGTAAAAATTTGCCCTATCGTCTCTTATTGAACTATCCCAACGTGCCTCTAGAACAGGTCTTTTAAAGAAAAATTCAGAGCTTCGAGAGAAAAACTTTTTTGTATAATAAGATTTAGCTTGAGATTCTAGAGAAGAGGATAGTCTCACCATAAAGCCATAATTTTCTTTAGTTCCTGCATGCCACTGATTTACCAAAGATGTTACATCTACTTCTAGGTCCTCTGTTCCTTCGTCAAAATTTTGATTAAATATTGGAGAGGCATGTGTGTCTGCCCCTTGGCTACTCCAGGAGGTTGAACCAGACCTTTTTATCCAGTTCGAGCCTACAACATCATATGTTAAGTCAGTGTAATTATCCATGTCCAAGCCAAGGCCTTCCTGCCATGAAGCAGAAACTGCTAATACTTCAAGATTATATTGTCTAGGTAATGTAAATGGATGCTCGGCATTGTATAGTTTTAAAAAATATGACGCATTAGAAGGCACCGTTCCGGCATTTCTATCCGATGATACTGTAGACATTGGGAACTGTATTATAACTCTTGATAATTCAGAGGATAAGCCTGAAGAGTTAGAAACTTGCGCATATATTGAGAAAACTTCAAGTATGTCGGACTGGCCCATGTTTGATCCAGTGGCCCTAGTGCTTAGTGACTCATCAAAGGCATTAGAGATAGTATTATCAGCATCTGCAAAATATCTTTTAATCATTATGCAATCCTTCCTCTAATATCTGCATTTGGAAATTTTAACTCCATTATAACATTTTTTGGTGTCTTAATAAAAGTACCATCAGTGCTTTTCATTTCATCAAAATTAAATCTAGTCGCTGAATAATTAGTGCCTTTTTTCGGTATAACATTAACGTTTTTAACGTCTGCGACACCCTCGACTTTTCCAAGGACAGAGTATAAGTTTGTGATAGATACAGGTTCGCCAATGTAAAGCTGGTTAGAATACTCTTGTTTTAACTTTTCAACACAGCGACCAACAATATCATATTGACTATATCTCTCATCTACAGTTATTTTAAAATCAATACCAAAGTTTACTATCTTAGCGTCAAAAATATCAACTCTATCATTAAGTGATTGATAGCTTGATAACCAGTTCTTAACATTTAATTTAATTCTACTGTTTGCTGTTGTTAATCTTCCATTTTTATCGACCGATATTAGGTACATTGCTATTCTTCTATTTGTTGATGATGGGTCATTAACAACATTGACTCTTTTTATTTTACCAAATTTTGCAGGCATACTATACACCAGTGATTCATAATCCTGCTTGGTCACAGCCCTGCTTTGAGATGCATAATAGGTTTTTGCATTTTGCTTAATTTCTTCATTGGTCATAGTAGAGTCGCCGCCTATAATCGGCTCTTCATTTGTGACCTCAATTGAATTAAGAACTTGTCTGACCAAGGGGGCTGATAGTGCCTGTATGTTATCAAAATCTATATTCCTAAACTTTATTGTTCTTAGAGAATCAACAGCAGAATTGATATTTGCTGAGTCGTTAACTTTTGTAACAATTGTTAAGACTGTATTTTGTGGAGAAAAACCAAGCTTTGAGGTTCCTAGCAATTGAGTTGGGTCAAACGTTAAGGATGATATCTCTCTTTTTCCATGCATTTTAATAGCTAGTTTAGATGGATCTGCAAGGCCCTCTGGCTCGTTTGATTCATCACCAAATCCAAACTGGACATAGGTCCCTGTGTCGTCTTGTTCAACAATAAATCTCCTAGTGGCTATAAACGGTTTCATAATTGACCTAACACCATCAGAGGCTGCTGATTTATTTGTGACCTCTTTAAACACAACTTCTTGTGAAAGGTTGTCAACTTCAAAATATTCATTCCCATCAGAATCTTTTATAGAAACAACCTCTGAGGTGTTAACGTCACCAACTTTAATTTTTCTAAATTTTCTAAACGTTGAGTTTGTTAAATCAGCGGTTGATTGTTGAAAAACCCCAGACACCACTTGGCCATAGTTCTTGGCTGCAAAAAATGTTGTTTGACCGGATGTGGAATCAAATCTAGCAGCAACAACCTCAGTTGTATCACTATCAAACCTAACATCTTCAGTTAGTGTGTATGTAGCGCCATTTGCATTTGTAAAAGAAGTTCCTCTTTTAATTATGGGATAATAACTAGCGTTTGGTGCAATCCCATCTTCATCAGCAGGTATTAAGCAAAATAAGGCAACTTGACCATAGGCATTTGGTTTACCAGAAAATTTATAACCAAGAGACCTGGATATTTTTCTTATGTTAGCTCTCTCAATGGAGGTGTCCAAAAAAGACTCATTGGCCTGGTAGTCTACATAGTAAGACAAGATATCACCAACATAAGCTACAGAGTCAAGGATTAATGAGTTTACGGATAAGGCGCTAAAATCCTTGTAGGTGTCTGGGTAATGTCTTTTAGCGTACTCTTCCAGATCTCTCTTAATAGAGTCAAAATCTCTACTAGTGTAATTTATATTAATGTTTTTACCTTTAGGCATCCATAGTCCCTCGTAAATTTAAATAGTTCTTTGAGGCGTTTCTTATGCAAAGACCTCAATTGCAAAGGTTTCTTGAGTTATCAACCTATCAACATCAAAAACATAACTAATTCGCATACTATTTGATTCAGGATCTAAAGTTACATCTAGACTTGTTATTACGACATATGGTAAGTAAATTGAAAACTGCTGTAATATTGTACTCTTGACTGTGTTTGCTAGCTCTTGGCTTTCAAGTTCAAATAAAAATCTATCTAATCCACAGCCAGCTTCAGCGTTGAAAAGCAGTTCCCCAGGATTTGTTAGCAATAGCATTTTCATGTTTTGCTTAATAGCGTCAATAAGATCTGATTCACTGAAGGTGGAGAATCCATCAATACGATTTACTAGTAGCGGTAGTGATAGTGATAAGGCCATATTAATTATCCTCAAATAGCTTCTGGAAGACATTTTTACACGGCTTACCATCAGAATCAAAAGGCTTCTCCTCAATAATTCTTCTTCTCATAAACCAATTAATGCTAGAATCTAAGTTTAAATATGCTAGAGGTAAGATATTTTTAAGAAATCTTCTATCTTTATCTCTAGAAGAGGAGGCACCCTCTTCATCATCATATGTATCATCATCAGATCTATAGGCACTAGCAAACATCTTTCTAAGTCTTGATCTTGTATCGTTAAATACTTTGTCCTGCCATGAGTCGGGATCGCTGATCGACCCTCTATCTCTTTCTGAATCGTCCTCGCCAATTGATTGAAAGAACCCATAAAAAGAATATATGCCCAACATTGATACAAATGTTTTGTTGGGAAATATATAGTCGAACAATAACTTAAAATCTTCTTGCTCCACCAACTTATCAACGTAACATTTTACATCCTGTCCTAGGTCTTGACTCTCTAGGTCTATTTCGTCAATTTTGTAATCCGGCAGGTCTTGTTCAAAACTTACTAGCGGTACAATATTACGGAATACATTTTCAACCTCAAAACTAGTATAAGGCTCGATTAATTCTTTAATTGGAGAAGGTATAAGATTTACAACATTATCTGGTATTTTTATGAATACCTTTGCGGATGGGAATCTATAAGACCTTTCTTGACTAGAAAAACTATCACTCACAGAATATGATACGTCTTTTGGGGCAACATAAGACAGCCTAACACCATACTTTACTCCAATTGTTCCTATAAGTTCATCGTTAACTATTTCAGCGTTACCAAAATGTTCGTTTAAATGAGAAGCAGGATCAAACCCAGAGTTTCTTATTAGATCTTGAAACTGGGGTACTGTATAGACTTGTTCGTCTTTGCCCAGCACACGAATATACTTCTCCAAGAAAAAGAAGCCGTTTTGTAGAGGAGAATATATAGACACTAAACTATTCTGTATATCTTCTACGCTCGGTATTTCATAATTGCCCAAATTAGCTAAATCTGATAAACTATCAATGCTTAAGTCAAGTGAAAAATTGTCTGCTAAAAAATCAACTAAATTGCCTCCAGGGAGGTCCAGGTCGTGAATCGACATTGCTAGTTCAATACCATCCAACGGATTAACATCATTGCTCTCGGCAACATTTTGTATTGTTCCATATGCAGGGATAGAGGCATTTTCAACAGTTGGTGCCTCAATGACCTGTTCGCCGGCACGGATTGTTGAGTTGCGGACATATCCATTCCTACCCAGTAAATATTTATTGATATCGTGAACGTGTGGTCTTGGTCTCATGTTAAAGTTTACTTTTTCAACCAAGGTCTCAAATTCTTTTTTGATAATACTTCTTAGCGCTATTTTAGCTGCAGCTTGAGATTCATATAAGTTGTATAGCTTAGATGCATATCTAATAAGATTTAAACTAAGACCTATTGTACCTCCGGCCTCAAGTATTCCCAATAATATTTTATAGGGCACAGACAAAGATGTCTTTTGAAAATCCTCACCATAAGCAGCGATTGCAGCTCCGTTAAGGACCGCTATAGGCTCTTCTGCCGAGTACCTAGCTTCTACCTCACCAATCTCAGTAAACGCATCCTCAAGGGCTTGTGTTGACTCTATAAGACCATCCTTTAATTGACGTTGAGCGACTTGGGCTGATTGTTCTAAAAACAATAGCCAATAAACAAACCCCTGGATTGTTGTAAACCAAGCTGTCTCATCTTTTAATGCTTTTTCAATTTCATCAACCATAGTATCAAACATGGTATCATCAACATTTTTAGAATTGTACTCAACACTTGAGAATATGGGCATTGTTCTTAGAATAAATTCTGTAACATAAACTCTCACTGTTGCTATAACAGTGCCTTCAATTAGAGCATGTGTTGTTGGGGATGCAAGTTTATCATACGGTCTCTCGTCTCGGCATTCTGGAGGCATAGATAATCTTTCATCCATTGGTATATTTTCTTCGAGAAACTTAACTCTCTGCCTTATTGTTGCTATCTCTAAGAAGTTAGTGTCTCTATCCTCGCATGGCTCAACCTCTGGTACAAAAGTTTGCATCAAAGACATCCAGCCATTATAAACAGCTGGTTCAATATAAATCTGAGGTCGTTTGTATGAGCCACCATACACAGATGGGGTCAAAAAGTGAACTCTGGGGTTTTCTGTTGCACTCTTCCCGAGCACCGCATCTTCTTCGTCATAGGTGTATTTCCACGTAGAGGTATCGTTAGGGTCAGCTTCGGGATCCACATATGTTAAGTCTAGCGCGGTCAATAATTGATTAGCATCATATCCAAAACTATATCCCGGTGGTATTGAACCATCTGCGGTTTCTCCGGTTGCTTTTTTAACATAATTTAACATTGCAGTTGTGTGATAATCAAATACACTGTTTAGTAATTGATCGTCAAAAGAAAGGTTTGAGACATTTTGTGAAATTAAATTTTTAAACATTCTTGCTTGATTAAACACAACTTGACTTTGTTGGTTAGTATCCAATCTCTCATAAGCCCCTAAATATCCGCTCGTATCAAGGGTGACTGTCTTATCCAGGGCAACCTCCTGTGATTCGCTATATATTGTGTCTTTATATTTCTGGATAACACTTAGGCTGTATTGGAACGGATTATCAAAGTCGTATGAGAATTTCATATCAAAAGCATACGAATAATCATCATCTGATTCTCCATTTTTTCTATCTTGAAATTTTAACTTAAAGTTTCCGCTATTCACATGATCTGTCCTAAAACTTCTTTTCTGATCGATCTGTTTTTTCATATGAATACCAACTGTGTCTGGGAACACTCCGTTGATGTTATCTTCATCCATAAATGGCTCTATAAAAAATGGAGCGGTCTCTTTTCTTATGTCCCAGTGTTCTCTGTTGTTAACATAATTTGGAAAAAACAATGGAAAATTAGCATAAAATTCGTGAAATGCAAGAGATTGATCGTTTTTATCCCGAAGGACATTTTGCATGATGGAACTGAAATCACCAATAATATCTTTTAAGAAATCTCTCTCTAGATTTTTAAAGTAATCATTTATCAACTGACCCTTTAATGCTGCTTGTTGCTCGTCTTCAAATGTTATGGCGGATTTATTTACTGAGCAGCTTGGGTCCTCTGCAAAACCAAGCAAATCATTTAATGCATCCTGCATCAGGCCATCAGGTCCCTGTTGGATGATTGCCGATACATCCTCGAGATCATTTAGTGCCCTATCATTAGCTTTATCAATGATGTCTTTAGCCAAACTTTCGTCTAACCCTTTGTCGGTTAATAGATTTATTCTATCAGTGTTCCATTTTTCGTACTCGTCTTTTGTTAAACAAATGTTGTTATATATTGGTCTATCATCTGTTCTATCTGCGAAGTCTCGCAATTCTTTCCTAACATTTAAGGGAACAAACTTCTGTGTTCTTGTAAAAATGTCTCTAACACCATCAGCATCACCAAGCACTTCACTAAACTCAGGATGAAAAGCGTTAATTACACTAGCAATCCTATTAAGAACATTTATGTCCAGTTCTGATCCGTTTTTAGAAAATAGGGCAGCTGCTTCTTTCCCAGAAACCACACTGCTCATTGTTTTGAATGCATTGTTGAAATCATTGTCTTTAATTTCATTCGACATACCGGAAGCACCAAAGACTGAGTTTATTGTGTTGCTTCTTTCTTCTTCTGTCCCGTTCGGGCAGAAAGCATCATTAAAGGCCTCAGCTAGGCCAACACCAGGGTCTGGTTGTCCAGAGGCAACAAATTGACCTACCGCATTGATGCTTTTACATAAAGCCTCATCAATAACTTGCAACAGTTTCAACAGCATACTGCTTAGTACTTGGGTTATCACATCATCAATTTTAGTAACAAATTTTTTCTTAACAACATTCAAAAAGGATGTATCAAAAAAGTTTGGAATCTTAGGTACAACTGGTAGCAATAAGCCGCCTTTATTATCACCACAAGGGTCGTAGGTTAGAGTTGATAGAAAACTATCTATCGGTGGGTAAAATAATCCCTGATATGTACAACTAACTGATTTTAATATTCTTTGTATAACCGGAGGGCCAGGTAATCTCTCTAGTCTTTTCATTAAAACATCATAATCGATTAAGTCCAAAGCATAGTTAATGTATGCTTGGGTGATAGCTTTTTGCATATTACCAAGGGCTTTACCGTAAGTACCCGGTGTGTGAGGATCGTTTGGATCAGCAAGGAATAAACCTGCTCCTATATTACGAGCTAATTCGTCGGCCACTTGCTTATTGGTCTCTTTTTTTTCTTCATCTGATAGGTTATTGTATTGATCAATTCTAGTTTGAAGCTCAGGATCAAGCTCTAAGCCAGACCTAAGACCATCCAGTTGTCTTTCTAAGTTAAATTTGTTTTGAACTAGCGGATCTATTTCTTCATTGATTTGCACTAACATATCTTGAAATGATTTTATTTTAGCATCAAAAATTGTTTGCTTTTCCTCTATGGCTAGATGTGCTTCATAAGCTGAGCCGAATGGTCCTGGAACAAGATCCGCTTTGGCGGCAGCGAGCATTCCTCTCTCAAAGGCTGCGAACTCTTGTGTCGTATCTTGAATACTTTTCTCAATTGTTAACAAGTCTTTTTCAAATTTCTTTATTTGTGACCCTATCTGTTCTATTGTTTGTTCAAGGTCTGATATTTTTTGTGTGTCGAGTTTTGTTTTCTCGATTGCAGTTCTTACCTGAAAAACATTTTCTGGGTCGCGAGACTTATGTTTTATGTATGGGTTTGTAGACGATAGAGCACCAGGATCATAGCCTGATTCCCATGGTAGTGGTAGGTTTCCGAAATCTCTTTCATATTGTTCTCTAAGTTTTTGTTGCTCTTCGTATGGTAAACCCTCAATGAATATGCCTATCAAATCAATATCGTAAGATTCTAGGACAGTTTTTATTAGCTTTCTCAGTGCATCTTCGTAAGTTACACCAGACAAAAGACACCTAACAGCTTTGTTAGATAAAGACCTAATATTGCAAAGAGACATTCTCTTAATAGAGTCACCCTTTGCCTCTTTTGATTGTCCATCAAAATTACCAAAGTTTAATTTACCGGTCTTACCAAAAGTTTCTAGATCCACTATACTCTCGAGTAAGCTGCTCTGAGATGTAAATTGTTCCACAGCAGAGATTCTTGAGTTTTCAAGATTCCTGTCGTTGAAGGGGCCGGCGTTTCTAAAGGCATTAAATGCAGCTGATCTTCCAGCACTGGCTGCTTTTTTCTTCGCTTCTTTTTTTAGTTTCTGAATATCTTTTTTGATTACTGCCTCTGCTTGGATTGCTGCATTTATTTGCTCTTCTAATTCTTTGAGAGGAGCGTATAAACGAAGCTGTTCATTATAATCAGGACTAGAGGCTGCAGCATTATATTCTTGTAGTGCCTCTAGGTACGCATGAGTCAATTCATTGGCATGCTGATATGCAATAGGCAACTGTTTCTCTTTCTCTTCAATCTTTATCGCGTACTCTTGTGCAACCGATTGTTTAGCCTCTGTGCTTGCCTTTTTAGCATCACTAAAAGGCTTGGTAAATTCTTGAGAAAACTTAAACTCAGGCTGGTTTGTGGGATCTTTTAGGGCAGCACAATTTTTTGTATTAAATTCGTACTGAAGTATTTCGCTTAGAGACAATGTTTGGTTTAAAATGTAATCTCGAATACTCTCACCGCTAGTAATTAGGCCATCAACAACACAACCAAGGCCGTTCTTTTGTAGACTCTCTTGAGACAAGGCACCATAATTGATATGTATTACCGGAAATGTATACTTCATAATGAAATCAAGCCAAGGATAAGACTGTCTTGCTGTTAAATCAATATCTATGAGATTAATTTTAGCCACATAACCCATTAGTGGGGTCTTCTTGCTTGTTGAGTACTTTTGTTTAAAATTTTCAATTCCACCCTTCGTAAAGTTCTGGTATTTACAGCCTCGTAGACGACCCTTTACGTTAGTGATCTTATACATGTTATCAGGGTCAGAATTATCAAACTCTATCTTAACTTTGTACAATTCTGTGTGTGGCATATTTGCGAATGCGAGATTTGCTAGATCATTAAAGAAGTTGATGCCCAAAGTAGCATAATCAATCGCATAGTATGGGTCGCCTGATTCTTTAAATTGAATCTCAGATTCTGGGTTTTGACTATACCAATAGGACTGGTATGATCCGTAGATCGTCATTGCAGTTGAGAATCTAGTAAAAATAGCAAACGCCTCTTCTGCTTTTATCTCAACATAATCTTCCGTCTCGCTAGCTTCTACTTGCAATTCTGCAACGCCAGGAGCTTCTGGTACCTTATCAAAAATAAATGCAGGGATCGCTACACGAACTTTTCCCAAGCCTGTTATCGGATCAATATCAAAGTCTTTTGGGTATGCATAAATTTCAAGAGCAAATGGATTGGTTATTGCGGGATTATTTACAATGGTTGGATCTAGCCTGAATATGTCGTAGGTGTCTCCGGAATAGTCTGTTATTGTTTCTTTGGTAGGAATCTGTATCACAGCTGCTGCAAGGTCTGCTGCGGATGGTTCATTTTCAGATATTAATTGCTCGAAAGCCGATTCATATGTTGGGTATGCTCGAAGTAGCTCTTCTGCTGTTAGACCTGCTATTGTTAATCCTGGGATTGATGCATACAATAATTGGTTAAGCTCTAATTTACCGTAGTACCTAAGCATTAATCTTATACCAGGTATCACAAATGTTCTTAGATATGTATCAAGATCAAACTCTGAGGCCAGTGCTTCGGCTGTAAAGATATCTCCTGCTTCATTTGTATCAACAGTGATTTCGTATTCACAATTCTTTTCGTTAAGAAAAGGTTTGGTAGAAGTGACCCAATTTGGTTCGATAAAGTTTGGATTGGGCTTACATGTTGGGCATATCTTTTTTAATGGAGTATCCTTTGGGATATCCGCACATACATCAGTCTGCTTTTGTCTTATTTCACTCGCCATCTTTAATCTCCAATAAATACAGAATCACTGGTTAGTGCTTTTCCGCCCTTTGCTATAGTCAAGCCGTTTGAGTTTAGTGCTTCAATCTGTTGATTAATCAGATCAATTGTGTTGGTGACTGTTTTCTTACCATACTCTGGGAATTTTTGCACAACATTACCAATCAAGTCAGGTGACGGTAATGCTACACCGCCACCAAGAGCAACTACTGGGTGGGTATGTGCCCCTAAAGCGATGTACAGTTTAACAAGACTTGTTTCTATTTCTTGTATCTTTTTTAATAAACCTTCTCTTTCAGATCTTGCTACTATTATCGCATCCTCCAGATTGTTACCAAGGACTGCTGGTTGTGTTCCTTTTGATGCACCAGTAGATAATTCAATTCTTGGACGTGGTGACTCGGAAAAGCTGGTCAGATTCTCTTTACCGTCAGCATTAACAGCAAAGCCAGCATAAATTGTTATCTTCTCTCTACCAATAATAGCGGTATGATCAGCCTTAATGCCTATACCAGATTTATTAAGAGAAGATACCGAACAATTGGATCTGTTTTCAACTGGTAGTCCAAAGTACCTTTGAATATCGCCTCTCTCAGTGAGATATATTCTAGCAGCATCATTAATAAAGCTAGCTCGAGCTTGGATTGTTGAGTTTTTTTTATTCTCTTCACCGGTCAAAGATCCAGCAACAATATCAATTGCCTCACAGCGTGTTGCTCCCATACCACCAAAGCCAGTGCCGCGATGTCCATAGTTATCCCTTGTTAACACAATTCTTGAACCTTGATGTCCTTTCTTGCTAACCTTCCTAGCGAATACTATTTCACAATCTCCAAGTGGCCCAAACACAGGTATATCATCAACATCTTTGGTCAAATATTGACCACTCATCACAAGACCATCATCAATTCGTTGTTGGATTTGTTTTTCTATCTCAGGGGTGGCCCCCACAGGGACAAGCTCCTGAGAGTCTATGTAATAGCCGTCTACTGTTTTTCCGGCTTCACTGATGCTATTTTTATCTGGAAACATTATTCATCTTCCTTATCGACAATATTTGAAAGTCCTATATGGAGGTGCTCGTAGGCAATGGATTTAACGGTACCTGATCTGCGCTTCTCCATTGATTGAGTGTTGCGCTTACCTTCAATATTTTCCCAACGTACATATGTTGGTTGCTGCATGTCTCTTATTACCTTTAGAAGAGCCACTACTTCATTGTAAGTAAAATTTATAGTTTGAATATCAACCGCAAGACCAATATTGTGGAGGGACATATATCTACCTGCACTTATAGCTTTTCTAATAACATCTGCTCCAGTCTTTATTCTATCTATACTTTTATTTTGCAATATTTTTTTAATTTCAGATCGGTATGGCGTCCATTTCTTATATTTATCGTCGAACCAGGATGCTCTTTTATCATACTGCTTGATGATCGCTCTCATTTGTGCACTGGGAGATCTGGTTCCACTGTTTACTATTAATGTTTTAGACCAAGAGGTTTTTGATAACCTCTTGGTTAAATTATCTAAAAAATTTCTTTGTGCGGCAGTGGTGAGTACAACTCCCGGCTTTGCTGACCACGAAACTCTATGACCAGTGCTGCTTGTCTCCGATGGTGTAGCATCTTTTTCTCTCTTGGCTTCAGCAGCTGTTGTGGCACCACCATTATCTAACGCATCCTTGGCGCCTGGTTCATACGTAATTGACCCTAGGGTTTTTTGAAAAGGCAAGAGTCCAGTTACATGGTCAACCTTTTGAATTATCCTTATTGATCTAAGGAAACCCCTACTTGACGGACCCTCTTCAAATCTAAACGTTACTATATCACCATAAACATATTGTGCTTTGGCGTTATTTTCTATATCCATTTCCGGGAAACCGAATGGATGTAGCTTCACTAGACGTTTAAACTGCAAGAAGCTGTTCTCTGAATTTTCTTTTACTTCTAAAGGATCTGGTAAAAACAGATCATGTATCTCTATTGGTCTTAGTTTATATTTCTTAGGAAAAGTCGCAGGATCAGCATCACCAGGGTCATCAACAGTTGCATTACCAGTAACATAACCAGACAATATCACTGCCTTAAAAACAGATTTATTCTTGAATTTACTGTAATAGTTATCATAAATTAAGTCTACCGTTAATTCTTTCAACTGTAGATTTAATGCTTTATCATCCGCGATGCTACTCTGATCAAAAGGACCGCTCACTTATCACTCTCCGTTTTTTCAGAATTTTGTATGGCATCAAAAATCCCTGCGAAGTCTTTGTCTGTTAGTTCATCTGTATCCTCATTCTTAGACATGAGAGAACACAGTTTTACTAACTGCTCGTTAGACCTCTGCAGGGTTTCTACATATTTGGCTAAAACAACGCCAATTTCTTTATGTCTCGCTTCGTCAACAGCGAGCCACTTGATGGCATCATCAAGCAACTCCCGTGTGATTTTACGATCTTCTTCTATATTATCAATCGCTTGTTTAATGTGTTTTTTGCTATTACTCATACAGATAACTAGAATTTTAGTCAGATTTTACCTTCATCCCAGTCCTTTTTAAACATATGATATCTTGAACGCATTTTGTTAAGTTGAGTTACGACCTGTTTTGTGTTCAAGCCTGTAAGTTCTCTTAGATAAAGGTATATCGCTTTCTTGTTAAGAATATCGATTTGATCGGCAGACTCTAGAATAACCTTAACAGCTTCATAAACTTTACGCTCTTGATCTTTTTCAAAATCAGAATCCCAAGTATCAATCTCAACCCATAAATTATCCCAAAACTCTGCTTTGATTGTCTCGACAAAGTATGTTTGACCGGGATCTACGAAAGTTGTTTCTAATTCAAGCTCTGCTTCTTCATATGGAACTTCTCTCTGAAGTCTTTTTGTGTTCTTTTTTACCTTGTGAATAAACCAATTCTTAGTTATTACTGAGAAGTATGAGAATGCCTTGGAGCCTTTTCCAGGATCGTACTTGTCCAGAATTGTTGTGAGCCAGACCTTACACTCCATTCTTAAATCGTCGATGTTTGGTAGACTAGTAAACTTGTATGCAAACACAATTTTATCAACCATTTCGTTGAAAGCCGGTTGAATCCATTTGATGTAAAGCTGCTCTTTTACTTTTCTATCATCAGTTTTACAATACTCAATTATTGCGTTCTCGTGCTCCTGCGTAAAGTACATCCTTTTCTCGGATGGGTTCTTCCGTCTGCGTCTCGCCATTTTGCTGCTCCTCTTCTAAAATATATTCAGCTATATAATCTTCAAACTCTGAAAAGTCTTCCTCTAATATTTTTGATATCTCTATTGTGTGTTGTAGTAGGGACTCTAAAGTTGGGTCTCCATAAAAGGCTTCAAGTTCATAAACAACCTTTAAATGATCTCTATAGTTACCAACAAGATCAATAAGTTCAGTGATGTTTTCAGAAAAAGCGACAACCTGTCTAGACTTTTGGACTGAGAATAAGAGCAAAAGTAAATTTACACCCACAGAAAATGCGAGTGCTATCGATAACCAAATTGATAAAGTCATTTTTCTTCTCCATAGAGAGTGCTTCTAGCGTCTTTTTTAGCCTCTTCTAGAATGGCTCTATTTTCCTCTATAGCGGCCTTTACTTTATCGCCGGCCTTACTACCTTCCGACTTAATTTCGCGGCTAATATGGGGCATTTGAGGCACCCTAACGAGGTCTTTGGTAGGGCAGAAGATACAAGTTTCTTGTTCTTCGCTCATACCATGATAGACCTCGAAATGTTGATCGCATGATTTACATTTGTAAACATACTTGGGCATTACTCATCACCGGTTAAAATATTAACATTAGCTTTGGCTTGAACAACTGGTGGGTTTACAATTACAAGTTCCCCTGCATCGTCCACCTGTACCTTGAAACCTCGGAGAACCGGTGTAATATCGGACTGCTCCAGAAGGGATTTTTGCAAGGCCATCATAATGGCCCCAACTGCTTGGTTTGATAATTTGTGGTCTTTCATTTTTATCTCCTTATATGAAATATTTACTATATTATAACTCATTTAAGTTATATCGTCAAGTTTTTCATTGATATAATTTGCTCTTTTAGAGTTGGGATACTTAGAACGCTATTTAGTTCCTTATTGGTCCTTAAGGTCCTATCGCACGAATTTGATGTGCTATATGGTTCAATTGTAATACCTAAATCATATACATCATTGATTATAGAGACCAATTCATACTTACTAAGATCATCTGAGTGTACATGAAATAGGCCTTCTTGGTATAGATTTTTTGTTATAATTTGTGAACAAATTTTTCCATATTGAGATGTTGTTACTCCGTTCCAGAAATGATTTGTAAAGCCTTTAATTGTTTTTCCTTTTTGGGACTTAACCCACTCAACAAGGCTACTGTTGCTATGGATCTCTTCCCCAATAATACTAGTTCGAATCGTCATGCAATCTGTTGGCTCTCCCAGGGATTTTGATTTACCATATTCATCTATACAATCATGCAAACTACTCTCATCATAACGACCAGTTTGACCAGAAAATACACAATCAGTAGTGATGTGAATTAGCTTAGTGTTATTAGTTTTGCACCAATTTGCAAGATTTCTTGGAAACAATGAATTAATCTTAATTGCATTAAGAGGATTGTCGTTCATATATGGTTTAATAATACCAATGCAATTTATAATATAGTCGCTGTCTGGTAAATCCTGAAGTCTACTTGTAAGAGCATCAAAATAGAAAGAATTTTCGTTTTGTCTGAATTGTTCCTTTCTAAATGATGTTGTTACGTTAAAGTTTTCATTCGAAATAAGCTGTCTTGTAACAGAATTACCTAGCATGCCGGTGCTGCCTAAAATAGTTACCTTTACCATTTGATTCTCCCAATTAAAATATCTTTTAGCATTATCCAGTCGCAAGCTTTTGCCCAAATAGGACGCGAGAAAGCTGCTGGCTTGTTCTTTTCAAAGTAAAAATGCCCACTCCACGCAAAAGGATATACAATGAAAGGTCCTAAGATTAATAGTGGATAGAGCGAATAGTTAATTACAAGGACAACAAACGCAATTGTGAACAATTGCCCTAATACATGAAGCCGGCGACACCACTTATTTGTATGTAAAGTCAGGTAGTGTTCGTAATATTCTGAAAAGGTCATCTGTAATTTTCCTCCCAAATGTTCCATTTGTCCCAAGGGAACCTAATATCATCCCCATGGCTCTCACTTAAAGTAGAAGTTGAAAAGAACATAACTATCGTATCCTCCTCTAGTGTTTTGAAACCATTTGCAAAGCCGGCTGGAATGTGTAAAACTGCTGGGGATTGCGAAGAAAGAGTAAATTTATGAACCTCTTCGTTCTCCAAATTAACAGCTCCAACTAAAGCAGAACCTTTTGCGACGTAAACATACTTTGATTCTTTGTTATGACCGTGCCATGCACGAATGTATCCTCTTGAATGATTTTCCACTTGATAGAATCTCTTTATATTTGAGAAATTAAAATCATTCACAAATCTCAAAAAACCTCTATCATCAGCAAATAGTCCACCAGATATCTTAGAAATCATTTATTCTCCTCATGTATGCAGCATTAGAATAAACCAAATCATTCAAATCTTTTACTCTATTTTCCTTAATTAACGAGCTGATCTGGTCTATTCCATCTTTAATTGTGTAGTGTGGCGTCCAGCCAGTGTTGATGTATTTTTCATTTTTTACTTTGTAGTTTCTCAAATCTTCAAATTTCATGTCGGTGTATTCAACCTCGCAATCAGGAACTACAAGCTTAATCTCATCAGCTAATTGAGATATGGTATAGTTTCCATAGGATAAGTTATAAAGACCAGAGATGTTGTTCTTTAAGCCGTGCAGAATGGCCGTAGAGACATCCCGAACATGCAGAAGTGGTCTCCACTGCTCTCCGCCAAAAACGGTCAAAGGGAGTCCATTTGCGGCCTTCATAGACAATATGTTAGCAACAAGATCCAGCCTCATTCTTGAGTGTCTATCTCCCAGGCCGAAGAGAGTACCCAGCCTAAATACCAAAGCGTCTTGTCTTTTTGATAAAACATATTGCTCTGCCTCTAGTTTAGTTGCTGCATATAATGATAGAGGGTTAGGGGTTGCCTCTTCAGAAATCAAATCATTATTGATCCCATACACAGAACAGGTAGATGGAAAAATAATTTTTCCATTAAAATTATCTACGAGCCATTTTACTGTGTCAACATTCAAGGTTTTAGTTAGTTCAGGATTTACAGCACAGGCTCCATCACCAACTAATCCAGCTAACCAAATGACTGTATCGTAGTCATTAACAATAGAGGACAACTTATCAGTGTCTCTAATGTCTCCAAATATAAAGTTACAATCTTTAAGAAACCTACTTTCAAACAAAAGATTGTCATATACAGTTATGTTATAGTTAAACGATTTCAAATAATCTGTTAGAAATCCTCCAATATAACCACAACCGCCAACAATTAAAATATTATCATTCATTTTTTCTCCAAAACATAAAGCATTTCATAATAATTTGATCCATCATAAACATTTTTAGCCATATTACATTGTATCACGTTATACCCTCTTTGTCTAAAAAAATCTCTAGAAAAACCACTTCTGTGGATTTGCCAGCTATCACCAGCAGTAATACCCCAGGTGTTTTTAGGGTGATTCAAGGTTGGTGCGTTTGGGTTAGAGGCATTTTCTGGTGTGAAAATAATAACTTTTTTTCTAGCCATTTTCTCCATTCTTTCTATTAATTTAATAGCCTCTTGTTTCTCTAAATGCTCTACTCCATCAATACAGAGAACATTATCAAATCTTTTTTCAGAAAAAATATCTAGTTCACTATCAGCCAATTTGGACAAATCAAACAACAATGTTTCACTATTGGGCAACTTTGCCCTATAGACTTCCAAATATTCTTCGCATGCATCAATCCCAGTTATTTCAGAATATAAAAAACCATCTGATACATTTCCAATTCCGCAACATAAATCCAAAACTGAATCGTTTGGATTCAAAAATCCATTTACTGTTCTTGTTAACCAATTAGCCATTATAATTTATCCTTTAAAATATTGATTATTTTATCACTAGTTTTTCCATCGCCTAGCCAAGCAGTCTCCATATGTTTGTCTCTCAAGGCCCAAGAAATAGCTCTGCTGTAATTTTCTTCACTCAGTGGGGACAACATGATACTGTTATTGTTATCGAGTGATTCTGGTCTTTCTGTAAAATCTCTGGGTACGATTACGGGCACTCCTAGCAATGCTGGTTCCTCTTGGGCTGTTCCACTATCGCTTATAATAAACAATGAGTCTTTCATAAACTTCACGAAGTCTTTGTAGCCCATCAAATCAACAACTTCAACTGCTCCGGTGCTAATTTTATACTCTTCTAGGGCCTTTATTGTTCTCCCGAATTTAAGCATCTTTACAGGCATCCCGGTGCTATCATAAGCTTGATTAGCAAATTTTATTATTTTACTCATCCTTTCAGGGTATTTAAAGTTTTCTGGTCGGTGTATATCAAGTAGAATGTGCTTTTTGTTATTATTTGACCCATTGGCTATCTTAAGTAACGGCTCAACAATTGTATTACCAACAACAAAGATTCTATTATCTTTTATACCTTCTTTTAAAGCTTTTTGCCTGTAGTTTTCATGATATACAAATAGAAAATTACTCATATGATCACACACTTTTCTGTTAAGCTCTTCAAGCATTCTTTCGTCATAACTTCTCATACCTGCTTCTATGTGACCTACTTTATAACCCTCTTTCCTCAAGGGAACAGAAGCTAACACAGAATTACTATCACCAAGAAACAGTACGACATCAGGGCTGATGTTATGGTTTTGGAACAGTTCAATTATTTTTATACCCAACTCTGCCTGTTGATGATAGTGTTTTTTTCCTGGTCCGCCAATCAACAAATTATAGTCTGGTTGTCTTATTTCCAAATCATCAAAAAAGACATCAGACATCAGTTTATCATAATGCTGTCCTGTGTGTATCAAAATATGATTGCACCATGTTGCATTATCTAGTTTTTTAAAAATCTCAGACATACGAATAAAATCAGGTCGTATACCAGTTATTGTTACAATTGTTTTCAAGACATCACCTCTTTTATAATTTTAGAAATTGTATTATCGAATTCTAAATAATTTTCATGATTTATGTTGTTATTGAATTTTTGACTTAAGGGGTGGCCCCCATACCAGTGAATAGCAATTAATTTTTCTGGTATTTCTAGTGATTTATTGTAAATATCATCCATCATTTGATGATGAAAATAATAAATATCCTCTGGGTCTATGTTTTCAAACTTGTTAAGATTATAAAGTCTCTCGCATTCTCTTATAGTACGACCAATCCTCATAAGCGTGACTGTGCCTATACTTTGATAAGAGCGGTCATCATAATTCTTTTTGCTTTCCACAAGAGCTTTATTGAAAAATCTATTCTTGGGGGCAGATAACATAAAGCCAATTGGCTTTGAGGGCGTTCCATCTGGACATTTTAGGCGATTATCGTAACATAAAACAGTATCAGCACTACTATCATACTTACGAAACATAGTAACCATTGACTTACGAAATATGATGTCCATATCGCACCATAAGCCGCCTCTAGTAGCTAAAACCTGCCATGTTAACAGATCTGATTTATGAGGCTCTGGGGCCTCTTTCGTTAAGAAAGAATTTGAAAAATCAACTTTAATAACTTTTACCGGAACATCATTTAATAGTTTTTCGTAATAGTCTTGACCTTCATAGGAAACTTGATCACACTTATGGTGATTATCTGCTCCTTTATCTAGCCATGAAATACTATCAGAAACACTTTTTGGAACATACAAGTGTATTGACCAGTCTGGGTTTTGTTTTTTGAACGAAAAAATCGTGAGATACCTCATGAAAGACATTTTATCAGATCCCCAATAAAAACTGGCGATCTTTGGTATTTTATTCATCTTCCATCTTTTAGAGTTCAAATAAAGACTCCTGGTTTTTACGTTCGCTTCAGCCACACAGTTCCGATCCATCATTGATAAAGAGTCAACAGGATTATTGTGAGTACCGAGCATTTTATCAACATATCCAATTCTTGAATTAAGACCCATAAGCATAGTCATGTAATAGTCTTCTCCGGGGATTTCGATGTAATCACCACAAGCGTTCTTTAATCTCATAGTAAACATAAAACATACACCTTGAAAGCATGCCTCATAATTAATGTCGGCCCAGTCATCAACAATTATTGATTCACCAGATAGAAAAGAATTATGATTTAAGCCATTACAGAAAACAAATCTGTCGTTCTCTTTCTTGTATGGCTTAAAAATAGATTTCAGATAATTACTGTAAAAAGCAGAGCAAACAAACTCAACATCCCGGTTTTTTTTCAAAAATGAAACCAACTCTTCAATAAAATTTGTCTCTTTATTATCATCAGAAGAAACCCAGGTACCAAACTCACCGGTGGCCTTGCTAAATCCTAAATTCAAAGCCGAGCCAGTGCCTCCGTTTTCTTTGTGAAACACTTTGACCCTAGAGTCTATGGTAGAGTATTCTTCGAGTATTTCTACTGTATTATCTGTTGATCCGTCATTGACTATAATAAGTTCAAAATCCTCGTATGTTTGGTTCAAAATATCATCAACAGCTTGCCTTAGATATTGAGCATCATTGTAAGTTGGGATCACAATACTAACTAAATCTTTTTTCATCTTTTATTACTCCTCAAACATTAGTCCAACATCTACAGTCTCAAAATTATCTTCCTGAATGATCTTGCTAACAAATAATTCGTACAGTCTTTCATCAGAGAAATTATTTTCAATAATCTGCTTAAGTTCAGAAGCTCTAGTTCTTGCACTTTCATTATTTATAATCAATGACCGCAAGGTCTTTTTATAAGAGTCTTCATTAGCATAAGCCCACATAGAGTCAGCTTGCACAACACCATCCCAGACCGCCTCTTGTTGTACTGGTCCGAGTGTAAATTCAACCTTTTCAAAGTAATCTTTTCCATCATGATGTAAAAAATCAAGCTGGCCAGACCAACCGATAGTGGCCACAGGAAGTCCTTCTCGGGCCGCTTCAAATAAAGGTAGACCATACCCTTCACCGTGGGCAATATTAACTAATGCGGTAATTTTAGGGTGATTGTAGAGCCAGTTCATCTGTCCATCTGAGAGGTCTCCATGAAGAAGATGCACCTTGCATTTTCTATCTTCATAACCTCTCAAGAAAGACTTAAGAAAATTCTCTGTATGTTCTCTGTCCATCCTACAGTTTGATTTAAATCCAGTCTTGACTAGTAGACCAACTTCCTCATTTTTAAATTCCTCAACAAACCATTTAAGTGTGTTTTCAAAGTTCTTACGTGGACCCATCTGTGAGATTACTAAAAAGTTATCATCATACGGTAAATCAAATTCATCAATCTCTTGAGCAGCGGCTTTTGGGGTACATTGAGATACTACCTCTATTGGGGTTTTTAGAGAAATAGGTATCTGATTGTTAAGTTGGTCTTGTAATATAACGGATGTTGATTCAAAAGTTACTTTTGCATGATTTGATACAACTAGAATTTTATCCATTTGGTTACCTTTTTGAAGCCATTGCGGAGATACTTTTGTTGTTTCAATTCCTGCTGTAAATCCAATATCAAGGGAAGACATTTTAGTGAATTCATTGGGAATAGTTACCTGTAGTGTGATATCTGGTCTAAATGTACCATTTTGGGCCGCTATTTGAGTTTGCAGAATTCTCTTATCAATCCATCTTCTGAATTCTGTATCCTCCCATACCCAGCCAGTTTGGCCCCAGTTAATTGGGTGAAGATAAATGTTGAAAATATCCTCTCTTGATCGTAATGCTCTAAGGGCAAACCTAGCTTGCTCACCATATCCGCTTTGAGATAAAAATGGACCTTTTATAAAAATATTCTTTTTCATACAATCTCCTTAAAAGTAATGTTACTATAGCCCTTTCTAGTTTCCCAAGAGCCTTCTTTTTCATGAATATCAAGCATCAAGTCAACCCATTTCTTTTGAAAGTTTTCAAAATTATAATTATTAGTAACGTGCGCATGCCCTTTCATACCAAGCTCTAGCCGTCGGTCTGTACCCATTCTATACATCTTAGTCAAAGCATTATGAAAATCACTCTTGGAAACCCTATCTTCATAGATATAAGGGACCTGTTGTGATCCAATAATAGCCTTTGAGACAGGTTTTAACCCAACTCCATAATACTTCCCTTTATGCAGAACTTGCTCTTGTAGTCCGCCAGTTAAGGTAGCAATAATTGGAGTACCACAAGCCAGAGACTCCAGTGTCGCAAGGCCAAAACCCTCAGCATCAGAAATGTTTACTGTAACATCAGCTAGATTATAGAAAGTCGCCATGTTTTCCAAAGGAACTTTAGCCGTAGAGAACAAGACTTGTCTATTATTTAAACCCAAATGGCTTACAATATTATTTAAATCCTGGCCGTGTTGATCATTAGGGTGCGTATGCATAATCAATTGAGCTTTATCATGCAAGTTATTTTTATCTAACCATTCCTTAAACCACCAAATCAAAGTTCCGGACTGTTTTCTTCTAGCGTTCCTGTTGTTCCAGAATACAATAAATTTGTCCTGATCTTCAGGGTGAAGATTTTGTTTTCTTAATTGAAACCTCTGGGCCTTTGTTAGTGGCCTGAAGACATCTTGGTTTACTGCGTGTGGTAAATAAGAAGAGGGAACAGTTGGGGCCACTGAGCGAACACAATCGGCAGTTAGCCGAGAGATGCACGCAACATAGTCATTTGACTCATAGTATTTCCTATTAAATTCAGGATATGGATAATTATCCCAAACATGGTAATATACTAATGGACACAAGGGGCGGATCTCATTCTCAATCGCCCACAACCATTCCCAGAAACGAGGGTCGGTCATCATCCATACGAAATCAGGACGCTCGTTTCTAATAATGGAACGAATCATATCAGCATTACCATACCCGTCAACTGGGATTACTTTCCAGTCTTTATCATATGGCTCTACAAAGACTTGATCATAATTATGATGCTTTATCGCTCCACCAAGAGAAATAATTTGAAATTTACCAGACTTTAATAAAGCCTCGCAAATATACCTAGTTTGTGTACCAACACCACTTGGGGAAAGTGGATGGTCACTTAATGTTAATACTTTTAACTTATTCGACATAAAAAACACCTTATCTAATTTATGCTATCATTATAACACGGTTTAGATAAGGCGTCAAGTATTTTAACTAAATTAGTTAAATTTTTTATGGACAATGTTCTGTGTGATAAAACTCACAGTACTTACAGTTCTTTCTATTTTTAATTTTAAGACCAGCTTTAATTGATTTACAACCATCAGTCAAGAGTTTAGTTGCACTTCTGGTTTTACGAGGGCCAGATGTTACTCGATATATTTCAACGTTATCTTTTTTAGCTGTTCTCTTTAGAAGGCCAAAGTATGTCTCAACCATCTTGGGGTCTATGTTGTGCTTTTCACAGAAGAACTTTTTGTATAGTGTAAGCTGGTAAGTTACCAATGTGCTTTGTTTCTTCTCTAAGTTCCAACCCCATGAACAGGTTTTCCAATCAATAATGTGATACTTATCGTCCGGTGTTTTTATCACGAGATCAATAAAGCCTTTGAGATTCCAATCGTAATCAAGTTCATCTATCTGTTGATATAGCATTTCTTCTGTAGAGTAAACTTCATAGCCAGGAAAGTGCTCTTCTAATTGGGGAAAAACAAGAGGCATGATAAGCCTAGCGTTTCTTCTAAACTCTTTAAGGGCAACTTCTTGAACTTCCTCATCAAGATCAAGTTTATCAAGTTCTTGATCAAATGTCTCATCAAAAAAGTCTTCTCGATCTGTGTCTTCTGTTAATAACCCTTTTGCTATATTTTCACAGACTGCGTGGATAGCTGTACCAAACGCTGTATATAAATTACCCGTGAATCCTTTAATTCCCTGAATGTATACTAAATTATGTTTCCATGGGCATTCTGCCCAATTTTTAAGTTCTGAATAAGAGATGTGTTTCTTTTTGCTCATTAGTCCTCCATATTTGTGAGCCTTTGTATTGCATCATAAAGTTTAGGGTGCATGGATTTAACCTCATCTCCATTACCCAAGAAAAATTCTTCAAAACCTCTAGCAAAATATTCGTTTATAGAAGTTGCTGCATAGGCTGAAATGAATATGCCGATACAGATTTGATTTAGAATATCATACCCGATGGTTTCATAAAGAAATTTGTCTATGTCTTCATCATACTCCATTTTTGTTTCAAAGTCATGGGGCACGTCATCATATAGTTCATTTAATAACTGACCCAGAACTTGTCTACGCTTTTTGAATTCAGAAAAAATTCTACCATCACCATAAATTCGCTCATGATACATTTCTTCACATGCGTGAGCAATCTCATGAACAATGTCTTCAATCATATCACGATCATCGTCCTGTTCGTTCGTAACATAAATTGCGCCATCTTCATAGTAGGCATTGAACCCTTTCTCGTCCATATACGGAAACTTTCCAATGTAGATAATATCAACGCCGTCAATCATCTTCGCTGGTACGCGAGATGAGATGTATTTGAAAACAAACTCCGCATCAATATGCTCAGGTAATTTATCTTTTATAAAAACATCAACGCCACTGATAGAATACATGTCTTTCATTCTCCTACCTTTTTTAGCAGACTCAGTAATCCACATTTTATTTCTCCGTAATTACTATTATCTTAACATAAAATTAGTAGACCGTCAAGCGATTAGAGTATTTTTGCAGCAGCAGTAGCCAATTTACTACGTTCACCCTTGCGAAACGTAACATGACCAGATAAGTCTGAATGTTTAAATTTTTCTATTGCATAAGCGAGACCATTACTTGTCTCGTTAGTATAAACGTTATCTATCTGTTCTATATCCCCAGTTAAGATAATTTTTGTATTCTCACCAATGCGGGTAATAATTGTTTTGACCTCGTGTGCAGTTAAATTCTGAGCTTCGTCAATTACAACAAAAGCGTTGGAGATTGATCGACCTCGAATATATGTTAGCGCCTCGATCTCCAGCTTTCCTATTTCCATATACTCTTCTAGTTTTACACCGTGATCACCTATTGTGTATCTTATGTTATCTTCAATCGGCTTCAACCATGGTAACATCTTCTCTTCCATCGTACCAGGCAAGAATCCAATATCTTTACCCATAGGCTGAACTGGTCTTGATACTATCAGGCGGTCATAAACTCTTTCACCATGACCCAATACCTGCTCCATCCCAGCTGCAATGGCCATTAGGGTCTTTCCGGAACCAGCACGACCTATGAGAGACACAAGAGGTACTTCTGGGTCGAATAGTAAATCAAAGGCAAATGATTGCTCCTTGTTTCTAGGAAGCACCCTAAAACTAAGCTCATTCTTCCTATCATATATTGGTAGTAGGGGCTGTATGTTATTCAAATATCTCGCAAGTGCAGTCTTTTTTTCGCACGAAGAGGATACCAACATTACATATTGATTTGGGTATATATTTATTTTTTGATCGCTTAACAGTTCAGGGTCTAACATAATATCCTCTCCCTGATAAAACTGATCTATTAATTCATCATCAACCAAAACGGAACAGAAACCATCATATATCTTATTTGCATCGTCAACAACTTGGTCAATGGAGTAATCATCAGTTAATAAACCAATAGAATCTGCTATTACTCGCATATTTACATCATTAGAGACAACAATTGTTTTTCTTTTTTCATGTTGCTCCTGGACTGTTAAAGCTGTTGCAAGAATAAGATGATCAGCAATGTTGTGTGTAAGATCCCGTGGGAGCTTCTCTAGTGCGATTTCAGACGCCCTAATCACTTTAACCATACCTTTGCCCTTCTCAAGTCTAACGCCCTTTACAAGCGATCCTCGTAGACGTAAGAGGTCAAATGTTTTAATAGCATTTCTAGCATGAAAACCAGCAGAGTCCTGTCGTTTTTTATGCTTATCAATTTCTTCTAAAACTTTAAGTGGTACAAAAATATCATTATTTTCAAATTTATAAATACACTGAGAATCGGTCAAAAAGACAGATGTATCAATGACGATGTTCTTCTTAGCCATGTTGGTCCTTTATAATTTTTTCCACAATTGGAATTATTTTCTCGTATATGTTGGCTGGTTGGGACAGAAGTGGGTTTAAAACAAAATCATCAATCCTGTCCATCATGGTTCTATCATCTCTATTTTGAGGGGGGGTGCCCAATGAGTTCTCTGGGTTTTCCTCTTCGATCTCTGGTAATGCATTAATAACAGACTCAGCCCCAAAATCTCTCTCTAATACAATCGAGATGTCTCTTAATTTTTTAAGAAATGTTCTGGCTTGTGCTTCTGTTATATCATTTGTGTTGACTCTTGCAAATACACGAGAAATAAAAGTGGCTAATTCTTTTAGACTATCAGCCAGATGATTCATTGCGTCTTTTAAAGTTGTTCTAGCATCAACTTTTGGTGAGAATCTTATGTTTTCACTTGGAAAATAATCAACAATGCCTGAACTTAGAATTAAATCTAGCATGCTCTGCGCTGTGTTTTTTACTGTTGCTCCATCAAAGTCAACCTCACCTCTAATAATTGGCTCTAGAGAATCATTATAAGTTGTTAGAAGCTCACCATACACTCTTCTAACGTTTTTTGCTTTTTCTTCAGCAGACGGACCCTCATCTTGCTCTTTAATGATATCCTCTCCGGAGAGTATAACTTTGACTATATTTCTATAAAGCTTTGCAATTGCTATCTGTGTATCTTCTAGATCATTCTTTACTCTTTTTTTGAGTTTAGTACCATCAAATTTTTCGTAGGCAGACACTTTATTCATTTGCTCCCTGTAGCGCTTAAGAATAAACACCAGATCTTCCATTGTGATTTTAATGTTTTTCATATCCTTAACAATGGCTCGTCTTTCTCCCATTGGGACATCCAAAGAGTCATGTTGAGATTCATCCAATTCAGAGACACCAATTGCTTTAGCCCTAGAGCTATCGCCAAGCAGACCCCTTAAGGCACTCAATAGAGAAACCAGAAGTTTGGACTGTTCATCTAGAAACATTTGTTGCATAAATCCAACACGTCTCTCAGAAGAGAAAAATTTAATAAACTTTTCCTTATGATGATCAAGATCTTCTTTGGATATAACAACTTCTTCAGTTTCCGGTTCTTGTTGTACAGTCCCTTCTTCAGTTTCTGGTTCTTGTTGTACAGTCCCTTCTTCAGTTTCTGGATCTTGTTGTGCAGTCTCTTCTTCCTCATCATCTACAATCTCTGGTTCAACTTTAGCTGGTACTTCTGGTAATACATCTTTTATCATATCAACCAAATATGTTTGCTTTGTAGAATCTAGTTGTTTAAATGCCTGAAGGATGGTAATTCTGTCGGATTTTTCCATTTGAAGCAATGCTTCTCTGACCTTTGAAGTGTTTTCTCCCCCAAGAAGATTGGCTCCTTGTAACGCTTGCGGTAGTGTTACTTCCTCTCTTACCTGTTGTCTGACCAAAAGAGTGAAAAAAGATAAAAAAGGCTCAACTGCTGGAGCTTCAACGATATCTTTCAATCTGTTTTCAAATTGTTGCCTAATTTCTGGGGTTATGTTGGTTGAAGATGAATCCTTTGTAGGGGGAAGTTGTGCAGGTGTTGCTAACCACTCACTTCCAAAGTACTCTTCCTTTTCTCCTTCGAACCCTACACCTTTAGTTTCCAGAGCTTGCTTAACATAGCCAATGATTCTTTTTTTCAAATATTCTAGCTCTTCTGGCTTGTTGGCTAAGTACCGTTCTATCGATTGCTTATCAGTACCCCTTCCGGTACCAAGCCCGGCAAAAGAAAACTCACCCCCTGGGAAATACTTATCAAGCCATTTATCAACTTCATTTTTCTCAATAGCGCCGTCCAGTTCTTTTTTTACTTGAGCACCCTTATTTCTGGTAATTGTTGAAATTGCCTCTTCTAGATCTTTAATTTCTTCCGCCATGATACCAAGTAAATGACCATCTTCATCAGATTCTCTAAGTAACTTGATTGCTGGGTGGTTAACCAATAGTTTTGCTATATCTTGTTTTTTCATTATAAATACTTCTCCAGCTCAGCTTTAACAACCGCTAGGTTGTTGTACTGCGCCCCTTTCGCAGCTAAATCAATTGATCCAAAAATAATTGTATTAAGAAGATCACGTTCTCGATCTTCAATATCTACTAGTTGTGGGAATATTTGAGAAAGTTTCTTAAATTTTTCAGCCATCTCTTGAGAATTTGAAGGTTCAGCCTCTAGGTCACCCCCAAGACCCTCTTGTTCTGTTACTTTTTGAATCTCTTCTTTGATAATTTGCAATAGCTTGTCTTTTGTGATTTCCATCTTTAGCCCTCAATGAATATTTTATCTACACATTTAAATAGACAAAAGGCAGGGAATTACCCCTGCCTTATATACTGATTAATGCTCTGTGTCTGTATCTACGCCCCTCTCCATCAAATAAGCCAAGGCTTGTATATACTCAGGGTTTTTACCCAGAAAGTGGCCCATTGTGCATACACTGGCTAGTTCTTGTAGTTCAAAACCAAGCTCTGCTGCCTTTGATGATACATGGATAAGTTCTTGCATCATCATCATTAGTTGTCCGGTCTCATCCTCTTCGGCGCGCTGGACCAGTTGTTCTAGTATTGGATCTTCAAGTTTCATTTTTTCTCCTTAATATGAAATGTAATTTTCCCATTGTTTTGGAACTTTGTTGAGGTGGTAAAAGTTTAAAATATTAATGTGAGGCTTGGTAGGTTCTTTTATCAGCTCCATATCAGCTTCAGAGACAGACTTACAACCCTTCTTCTGATTACACTTAACACAGGCTGTTACTAAGTTAAGCCAACCACCTTGACCACCTGATGCTTTTGGTACTATGTGATCTAGGGTCAAGCCAGAATAAGGAAACCTATCACCACAATATTGACATATATATTTGTCTCTCCAGTAAATATTTTTTCTTGTAGGACTCATAATAATTCTTTTTGTCCTGATATATTTGTTTAAAACTATAACTGAGGGGTAAAAATAAAAAGGGCAAGGACCATCGTTGTATAACTCAATAGCCTTTGCCCTTCCTGAATGAACCATTGTGAAGCCCCGGTCAGAAGATATAACTTCTATGGGTTGCCAAGCGGCGTCTAATTTTAGAGTCAGCTGGCTCAAAATGTTTACCTCTCAATGTAACTAGTTTCTACTCATTAGTTTTGACGCCGCTCCTTCCGGGGTTAACTTAGCACCAGCAATTTCTTTTAGATCAAAATTGTCCAAAAAAGATTTAACTTCACCAAAAGCCTTTTTGTAATCTGGTTCCATTTCTACAACTGTTTTTCCACCATGACCATGAATTGCATGTACTTCACCAATACTATCGTATACGGTAACGGAAGGGTGTTCAGATAGCCAAGTAACAGCCACTTTACCGTTGTCGAAAACAAATCCCTGAGCGACTCTTCCTGTTCCAGAGATTCCGCTCTCATCTTCTTCTCTTTTTAAATAAAATATTTTCATAACCATTCATCCTCTTCGGTAGATATTTCTTCTTCACTATCTAGTGTCTTCTTGTTAATTTCTGAGGGTGAGGTTATTGTAGATCTTTTCTCAAGGCCTCTAAAATTATCAATAAATTTTTGATGTTCTTTTGCAACAAACCTGAGTATTTCTGTGATTATACCAAACAGATCATCATCATGTGGGGCAATTCTCATTATTGAGTCTTCTATGTAAATTTCCGCTAAGGGTGCTCCTTGTTTTGTTTCTATCATACAAGAGTTTGTTTCCATCTGACAACAATAATAACTTGTGTTTGTTACATACCAATCCATAAAGACTTGTAGGTACTCTTCCTCTTCTTCGATAGAATTCAGGTCAAGATTTATACCATGATTTAGGATATCTTTTATACCTTTTAAAATAAAATCATTCGACATTTTAACTCCTAAAAAAGTACACCCGACAGGACTCGAACCTGTAACCCTCTGCTTAGAAGGCAGATGCTCTATCCAGTTGAGCTACGGGTGCTAATACTCATTCTTCTGGATCTATGCGATCTATAATATCATAAATTATATCAGCAGTAGCGTGAGGGCCTGTTGTTTCATAGGCCCTATCTGAACATGCTTCATATATTTCCTTATCGTTACCATTTGCACGACAACTGTCTCCTACAAACCAAATCTCAAAATCAGGAAAATGAGACATCGCAAAGGTTTTATTCCAGTTTGTTGGGAAGATATCAAACGATGTTCTTCCCGCTAACTTAACATCTAATTTTTTTGAAAACTGAGTTAGCGCAATTGATTTCCTTAAGTTGGCCAGCAGTGATTCTCTGAATTTAATTTTATTATCATAATCCTCAAACATGTTACGATCCTCAGAGGAAGCTGAATGTCCAATTGGGCACCAATTAACAATTGATCCTCGATTTAGAATAAAAGACCCTTTTAAGGAAATGTTTTCATCATCAGTTGCGATTGATTGATGGTCCACTAAAATCTTCATAAGTTTTTGGAAATCATTTTTTCCCATGAATTGCTCCATAGAAATACTGTATCTCCTGTGCAGACTCTTTTGGCTGAACTCTGGTGGTGCAAACCATTTGGTACCATTGCACGGTAAAACGTGAAGATGATAGCGCGTGGAGGAATAATTAAGAAACTTATCCAGTTTGTTCTGAATTGTGTCCAGATCTGTCCCGCTTACAATACCAAGTTCACCATACTGCATCAGGTCTTTTAGGGCACTTTCTAGTGTCCATGGAAATGGCTGGTCGTCCTTTATCAACGTACCGTCCATATCAAATAGAAAAATTCTTTTTTTGTTTAAATTCATGTTATGCCTCATTTACATTAAATGTAACATGATTTAATTTATATGTCAAGTTCTTTCTCTAGCTTTTCCTTTGCTATCTTTACTTTCTCAAGTGCGTTAATTACTTCAACATAGTATTCATCGTACTTGTTGACCATGTGTTTTGCTCTTGATAATTTTTTCTCTGCCTCATCTAAGATAAGCCAAAGCTTTTGCTCATGGTGACCCATTCAATCTCTCCAGGTACTTTTCACTCATATCACTCATTGACCCATCTGACCATCTTATAGTCAATTCATATACTTGACCCTCGTACTTAGAATAATACAGAGGTCTCTTATCTGTTATAATACCGATCAAATTATTTTGAAGAATATATTCAAATATATATTTAATGCCCGATCTTTGACTTATACTTTTAGACAATATAACCAAATCACCGATATGCATTATACTTCTTCCTCTTCTGGTGTTTCACCGGCCTTAACTAAATTCTTATCAATTATCGTATACCCCGAAACTTGACCTAGTTTAGTAGGATCAAACCCTGGAAGGGTGACTAATTTCTGGTCAGGGAAATTGCCGGTATAAAAATACACAGATGCTTGTCCAACAACCTCTGTAAAAACTGCTGGGAGGGCTTTTGCTGTCTTACCAAGTAGTGCTGCGTGGTTATTGAAAGCTCTAATCTCTCCTTCGTAGGTAAAACCAGTGAGGGCGTCAGCTGCTTGTGACGATGCTTTCATATGAGCATAATAGTCATGAACTGCTCTGAATTGGAGATTCAACTCAGGTCCAAAGTACTCAGGTTGATTGAACAAAGATGAAATTTTCATCACACCCGTCTTCCTAACATCATCAAGCATTTGTTCGGCTGACTCGTATGGATCATGGTCAACAAAAACAACGTCCACATTACCACCGACAATTCTCTTGAAGTTAACGTAGATGTGTTTCTTTAGAGCTTCAAAGGATTTCAACCCATCGGCACTACTCTTCGGTGCCGCCAAATAAGCCTCTGCTACTAATTGACCGTATCTATCCCAACCCTCAAGCTGAATCCCTTCTTTAACAACTTTTTGGGCTTCACCAGGATTTAGCATGAACCTTGGGGGGTTTAAAGTACCTCCAAAGCCAGTTCCAGCGTAAGCCTCGTTTAAATAACTTCTCCAATTTTCCATTAACAACTTCACAATAAATCCTCTACCATTTCTTACAAGACCAGTACCTAGGTGTTGTTTTGTCTTTAGCAGTGTGGCACTTGTGCCTTGCTCTAAATGACTTTCTTCGCTTTGGGTTTGACTTTTTAATCTTCATGTTTTTATCACCAAAGTTTACTTTTTTAGCAATAACTCTACCCTCTTTGTCTTTTTTACCGGAGTTAACATAGACTTTAAATTTCTTAACATCACCACGAGTTGGTTTGTTAAGTTGCACGGTTTTTCCCTGATAGACTGCTTCACCCATTAAGTTTGGGCAGCCACAAGAGGCCTCTTGGAGCATCTCAAATAAACAAGCTTCACATACTAAATCGCCTTCTTCAAGTGTTGCTCCTTCGAACAATTCTAGTATAACATCATCGCCTTCATAAATCAATATTTCATTCATATCTATTTACCCTTTTTGCCTTTACCGGCCTTCTTGCCCCATTTTTTACCTTTACCTTTAGACTTACAAGCAGATGGAGTTGGTCTACAAGCTGGATACTTCTTTCGCTTTTCACCTGAAGACCTTCCACACGCTTTATAACCACCTTTACCATCTGGTGCATTACAGTCGACCCAACCGCCTTTAGAACCTTTAGCGCCTTTTCTTCCAAACCAATCACGTAAATTTTTCTCCGAACTTGGCTTCTTAGTTAACTTTCTCTTTTTTTTTTCATTGAGGACTGCCTCAATTTCTTCTGCGATAATAGCTGCTAGCTGCTCTTCGTTTATCTCAATTTCATCACCATCAGCACGAACAAGATCGCCATGTTTATGCTCACCAACATCTTTCATACTGGCTAACATTTCTTCAATCTCTTTTTCTGAAGCGTCTGGGAAGGCATCCTTAAGATCTTGCATCGCAAGAGCACCACCTTTTTCCTTAAAGATTGCTTTGACTGCTGATACAGTCATTTCTTTTTCCTCAGTCAGTGACTCGTTCTTTTTGGATTTATTGCCCCAATTAGCTGCGCCAACTTTTCTGCATTTAACAAGAGCACCTGAAGCGTATGCTGAAGGCCAGACCTTATAACGTCTTTTGACCTTATGGTAGCAGGCATCTCTTTTTGTTTTTTTAGCTTTTACTTTTCTTTTTTTTCTACGTTTCTTTTCTTCTAAATCCATTGTAAAGAACCCCTTATATAATATATAATATAATAATAATATAATATTATTTATAATAAATAGATTATAGAATCTTAATTATCAAAGTAAGTTTCAGTACCATGTTTCTTAATCATTTTATAAAACTCTGCTCTATCAATTCCTAATACTCTAGAGGCTTCTTTTTTAGTCTCTGAGACAGATAAAGCAAATTTAAATAATGCAGCTCTACAGATTTCAGGCATAGCTTTCCAAATTGGAAAATTAAATAATTTACCACCCAATAATCTTGATGTTTGTTCTAGCTTTAAACCAATCAGTTCTTCTAAAGTTAAAGAAGAGAGAACGTTTATGAAGTCTTCATTTATACGCCTCTCTTTTCTTAGTTTGTTTATTAAAGAATAATTTTTATATTGTTTACTTGACAAGATAACACCAGTTAGTTAGATTATTTATGTCCTGTAATTTTTTCATATTCTAAAGTTGTTGGTTCATCTAAATCTTGAGCCAATTCACTTTCGAATTTATCCATGTAAAGCTTAACATTGGTAACCAAATAATCCTTGAAATCCTCAGCATCAGTTGGGTTATCAAGTTTTTCAAAACCATCAAGAATGTATTGGCCAACTTTCTTATGGGTATCAAAAGCAGCACGAGCACCGGTACGGTCTAAACTTTCATCACCAGTCTCTGCTCTAAATTCTTCAAATTCATCTGGCTTATCATCGCCTTCAACATCAATCATTTTTTCTTTATCATCAACAATATCAACTCCGAGATCTTCATCCAGGTCATCCATTGTGAAAGCGGGCTCTCTTGGTGTTGGAGTTTCTTCACTAGGCTCAGTTGGTGCAGATAACAAAGCAGAGTCTCCACCGTCGGACATATCATTTGCTTCGGCAGGCTGTAGAGACATTGTAATTGCATTGAGCAAGTGCGCTCGATAAGACTCCCGCTGTGACTTGTCGGTTGTAAGTCTTTTGTAATCTCCACGAAGGGTAGTAATCATTTTTTTGAGAACATCTTCGAGGGTATTAATACCAGTGGATCTATGAGGATAGTTATCAGCAATATCACGCTCAATCAACATTTGTCGAATAATTGCTCTTAGTTCTTGTTCTTCTTGTAATTGTTTGTTCTTTTGCTTATTTACTCTTTCCATAACAGAAGGTAAATTTTTTCTAATAAATTTTCTTATTAGTTGTTCGGCTATTACTTCTTCTCTCATAATTCTTTTACCCTTTGTAAGATCATAAAATTTATCAATATCTGTAATTTGTATTATAGACATTATTTTCTTCCTTTCAGTAGTTGTCTAATTTTCTTATTGCTAGTAAGCGCTTCGTTGATTAGGTTTTCAAGAGACTCCTTGAGTTCACCTGCGTAACCCTGAACACCACCACCAGCACCAGCCATGGCTGAGGTCTCATCAACTTTTTTGGGTTCAAAGTCTCGAAATTTATCTGATAATGTAATTGCTCGGCTGTATTTAGCAAAAGCCTTTTGGGCTTCTGCCCTCTCTCTACGGGTCACGGCAATTTCAATTTGACCTTTATAGTAATCAAGATTTTTCTGAACCGTAGGATTGGCTTCCAAGAAAGCCTCAAATTTTTTAGTTTGATCCTGATTCATTCCCACAATTTTACTAACCAGAGCAACAAGAGCAGCGGCTCCACCAGCCATTGCTGCGACTCCAAGAATTTCATCAACTCGCTCTATGCCCATCTTTTCCAAGTCATCAAGACTTGGTTTAGTAAGTCCCCTGGAGAAAAGAGATTGGGTGTATAGTTGTTTTATTTTTTCTTCTTTCCTACTCTCCAAATTCTTATAACCTTTCAATCTTAGGTATTTCTTCATGAAATCGAGATCTGCACTATAGGTCTCGGTGGCTTCTTCAACTTTTTTACCTTTTGGTTTTTCGCCTTTCATTTTTGCTACCTTAGCAGCAGCTTCTGCCTCAGCACCAGAAGGCATTCTTTCTTCTTCTTCAAGAGCACCTTTTTTGTTTAAAATAGCTTTTTGAAGTGCGTCCGGAAGCTTTGTTTTCTGACCCCCTTCAAGCCCTGGGTTATCGTCATACTTAGGGGTCTTTTCTTCTTCTATTTCTTGTTTTTTCAAGTACTCAATAGCTTCACCTTGGAGTGGATGATCATCCCTGCCTGCAATAACCTCAGCAGCACCGGCTTTAATTTTATAGTGAACTTTACTTTTAAAGTGTTTAGTTAACTCGGGGTTGCTCATTTCCGCGTAATCTTTGCCCCCTTCAAGATCAAGAGCAGCCAGATCCTGTTCAAGCTGACTTTCGTTACAGTGTGCCTCTTGTACATCTTCACCAAAACAGTGAGCTTCTGAGATGACCCTATGTCCAAATCCCCAGCGCTGAGCAAGGTTTTCAAAAAGTTCTTTATTTTTCCAATCTTTAGTGGACATGTTAAGCCCCTCCTTATTTAATTTAAGTTGATCTTCATATTCTCTTAAGAATCTGTTACCATTAAGCATAGCTTCTTGCTCAAGCGAGCGCATAGCTTTGTTCTTTAAATAGTAGCCGTCTCCTTGATAACCACCGACATCAAGTCTACCTTCAAGATTCTGTTGATGGTGAATTAGTTCATGTGCGATTGAACGCAACATATCCTTTGGATGACGACCGTCCACATAAACATGTACCTCAAACGTCTGAGGATCGTAGTACGCTGTCTTTCCAAGAGTGTTGGTCTCATTGCCTGGGTCTGAATCAAAGACCATAACAGGAGGCTTTTTGAAGCCTACACGATTATCAAAATGAGCGTACATATCTTGCACATGTTGCTCAAGGTCACCGAGGTCAATCCCGGCATTGTTAACTATTTTGCAATGCATACACTAATTAGTCTTCGTTTTTAATTTACGCAACCTAAAGACACTAACCTCAATAGCTTCTGATTGACCAAATGGTATAACAACAGCTACAAATACGTTTCTAGTGCCTGCATTGTATGATATTATGTCTGTTATGACGCCATTTTTGTATTCTTTGCCCCATCCACCGGCCTTGGTGGCTACAAAATCGCACCAAGTAACCAATTCTCCTACATCATAACCTGCTGCTATGGACCACCCAAGGCCTTTTGTTGGTCTAAATTGTTTCATTTTTAAGTCATTTATGCTATAATAATTAGCTTAAAATGAGTTATTTTGTAACAATATTGATGTTTTCAAGTAATATATGGCTAATATTTTGTATAATTTAGTTAAAATTTAAGATAATTTGTGTTATATTTATCATTTTCCAAAGGCAAGATAGAACAAAAGACACAAAGAAGTAAATTCAGCACCAAAAAAAGCATAAAATAGCATTGTAATCAGGAATAATACAGAGATTTTAAAAAAATAAACAAATTTTTCTTCCATTTTTCCCTCAATTGAAGCCAATTTTGTAAAAATCATCCTTATTTACTCTTAAAATGACCCCAACGTGTGCAATATGGTGTGTATATACGAATCTAGCATCCTCATCCTTTGGGTCACGCCAAGGAATTAAGTAATGAGCTGATTTTCTGGCCACTTTTAGGAATTTTTTGTCTGATTGTGAGTAATATGAGCCATAACCCTCACCTTTAAACATTACTGGCTCTAAAAGTTCTCCTTTTTCACTCCTTATTAGTAACTGGAGTCTCTCAGCCATGATCATAGGGTTCTTATAGGCTGTTTCTAAGAGTTTTTTGCTAGTAGGAGACTTTTTACTCACCGCCACCGCCTCCATCTCCTCCTGCATCGCCACTTCCAGAGCTTGAATCTTGTGTTGAAGTGCCTCCGTAGGGGAAAAAGCCGCCGTAGTAAGCTTGTCTTCTTGGTTTTGAAGATTTTTTCTTCTTTTTCTTCTTCTTTTTTCTTTTTTCCTCAACTCGTGATAGAATTTTAACTTTAATCTTTCGTTTTTGTTCATCTTCTTCCTCTAAAACACCAAATCCAGCAGGGGGAGACTTAGATCTGGTAAAATCTTTGACTCTTTTAAGCCCATCAGCACCCGTTGTCTTGCTTCCGCCAAGCCCAATGAGTTTTTTCTTTCCTTTTTGGTGACCACTCTTCATTTTGCTTTGAAAACTCTTTACTTCTCTGACTATTTGATCGTCATCAACCATATCAATAAGGTCTTTAACAATCCTTGTACAGCCTTCTTTACATTTATCAATGATTTCTACTATATCTCCAACAAAATACTCAACATTTTCTTGATCTAGTTGGATTATTTTGTGTAAATCGTCAAAATCATTGTTGATATGACCAATAAAGTAGTGTATCTCTTCATCTTTACCGTTAAATGCAACAGATCTAGTCTCTAGATACTCTGCTCTGACTAGACTTAGACCAGTTTCCTCCCTTACTTCTCTAAAAAAAGCATAATTCGGGGTCTCACCTTGCCTTGAGTGACCACCGGGAGCATCCCACTCACCAGTATCAGCCCTTTTTAGTATAATATATCTTCCATCTAGGGTTATAATCATACCTTTAGCGACCTCATCAGTATCTTTTAGGTTCTCATCTGGGTATTTTATCGACATATTGAAGTCTGGGTGTAGTTGTCGGAACGCAACCACCGCTTCATGCTCCTTTGGGTCATCATCGTAGTGTATAGTAGACCCTAATTCATACAGTTTTCTTGCTTTTGGCTCACCATTAGTGAAGAAAACACCATCCACTGGTAGTTTTAACTTATCAACGAAGCTTTGAACAGATGAATCGCCTTGTTCAAGCGAGGATTGCCGTGCAGTAACGATAAAAACAGTGTAGCCCTTTGCCTTAACACTCTTAATTAGGTCGATTATGTAGTGATTTAAGCCACCCTGGGCATATGCTAGCCCACCTTCGTCGTCATGATTTACATGAGAGAAGACAATTGTGTTATCAAAATCAAAAGTAATCACTTTACCGTTCTTATTTTCTCTAAGTAAGCTAATTTTGTTTAACAGATCTTTCATAAATTTATCACCTTTATATTAATATAACACAATTAAGTTATAACGTCAAGTCATTTAACCTTTAACTTCTTGAAAACTACCAACATCAACTATAACTATACCACCTGTATCGTCTTTAACCATAACATTTAAAGAGTGAAGGTCTCTCGGTACAAGACCAACCTCATCTTTTAGTGCTTTGAAGGATTTTTCTAGCGATACAGCAGCTTCAGGTATATCTTTTCGGACATCCTTAAGGCTACTTGAATAATAATGCGCAGGAATAACTTCAAACATTTTAGGATAGGTAATTGCATCTTGTAACCAGCCCGGCAAGAAATAATCAAAACTATCTTTTAGTGGAAATCTCTTTAAGAACTCAAGTATTGCTGCCGTAACAGCCATGACGCCAAGTTTCGCAACAGGACGACTACCATAATCAGAGTCAATTATTGATTGTAGGTTGTTTAACTTAGAACTTGCCGTAGAAGATGCGCTCAATACCATATTTCTTGCTTGATTATACCTTGATTCAATAGCAGAATCAGAAATTGCTTCAATATTTGTAAAGTAATTGCGAAACAAACCATGTATTGTTTCGGTAATCTTTGTTATGTCTTCAGATCCAGCTTGAATCAAGGAACTTAACTGATCTTCGTCCATGTTGCTCCAATCAAGTTCTGTTTTGATTTGATCCCATAGTTCTTTTATCATACCTTTAACAGATTCTTGGTCATAAAGAAAAATATTTTCTGTTTTTCTGTCTATGGACAATTCTTTACCATATAATTCACCCTCAGGTCCTATTGGGTCAGGTGTCCACCAGTCTTCATTCTCAATTCTTGCTATTCTTTCCACACCAGAGAATAATGTATTAATTATTTCCTGTGAATAAGGGCTTGGCTTAATAAGTTCCATAATAACATAACCAATTACATCATCACCATCTCTTTTCATACCAACATCATAAATTTTTGGAAAATGTTTAGCAACTTGATCATTTGAATCGACAGCAATACCAACATTTTCGTAATTACTGATCTCTTGTCTTACTTTAACAGGATCTGCACCAGCAAAATCACTATCAGACTTACCAGAATCTAAACTAAGAACCTTTAGAGCTATGTTACCATACTCTGGGTGTGTTGCCGTAAACACGCTTCCAAATCTACCAGCAGATAAGTACTCCATATCAGAGACATTAATCAGTTTTTCTAACCTTACAACGTTAAGTTCTTCCTGAATGATGCGTCGGAGGCTCTCATTTTTCTTTTTTTGTCTTGCTTTTGTTTTTTTCTTAGAAGCTTCTTTCCTCCGCTCAGCATATTTAAAAGCTTTCTTGAGTCTTGCCTTAACTTTAGGGTCTTTAGCGTTCTTGTAAGCAGCTCTGGCTCTTTGATGTATAAGATTTATTATCTGAGATTGTCTTTTGTGAGACTTAGACTTAAAACTAGACTTAGCTAGCGTTCTTTTAATCGCAGCAACACTAGAGAATTCAACAGAAACAGTGTCGCTAGGGTCCTCATCCGTATACAGTCGCCTTCCAGAGCCTTTAGGTTTCTTTCCAGTACCGACTTTAGGATCTTTTCTCTCATTTTTTAACTCCGGATGATAACCTATGTGAACAACCTTGCCATCTTTAGTGATTAACTTATCATCAATTTTTATTTCTGCTGGATATATATCATCTGGATTTTCATACCAGTAATAAACATCATAACCGCCATCATCAAGTAGTTTAACAACTAAACCACGATCATAATCTTTATCTTCTGCTTTTAGAACAACTTTCTTACCTCTGGGTAGCATTAAGTCTATTTTAGACTTTTTCTCTTTAGATTCATTTTTCTTCCCTCTATAGCAGTCTTTTATGCCTTGAGACTTACAACTGGCTTTTTGAGTAAAGCCCATATCTTTACAAGGAGTTTTTTTGCAATATGATGAACTTGCTCCTTTACGATTTTTCTTTTCTTCCAGTTCTTCTTCGCCAAGATACCACTTAGAGTCAGGACCCTCTGGGTCTCCATATCCACCATCGTAATGCCAGCTAGGTTCATTCCAGTGATAAGAGTCAGCTTCATCCAGTTCACCCATATCTCTGAGGACAGAGGCAACATAAGCAGAGGCCCGTTTCTTAGAAATATTTTTTTTCCTGATGGTGCAACGTACTTTTCCACTGAATGTTTTGTTTTTAAAGCAATCTCGCTTCTTTTTCTTTTCTTCTATAGCATCTTCTTCGCTAACATTCTGTAACGCAGGCCTATTATCAGATGAGTGTTGCGCTCTTTCTTTGTATCCTTCAAATTCTTCCTCGGCTGATACTGTTGGAAGACCCATACCATCCTGCTTAGTTGCAGAGGTTGAATACATTTCATTTAAAAACTGTTTCCAGTTATCATTATAGTTGCTCATTTTCTATATTCCCACCAAGCGTAGGATTTTCTTCTCATAGTGTAGATATCACTCATTTGGTGTTGATAAGCCTCTCTAACAAAAGGAATGTTTCGATAGGCTAGCATCCTTTGTCTCTTGGATCCTTTGTATTTTTTCATTCCTTTGAACCAATAATATATATACAGAGCGTAAAATCCAAAAATTAAAAGTTCTTCCTGTTGCTTTAACTGAATTCGTTTGTGATTTTTTGTAATCTGATCCATTGGTTCGCGTGTAATAACAAAAGGCCAAAGAGTAATGTCTCCAATGTTAATAAAAATAGAAATCGCGGCCAAAAATTTAGGTGCTACAAAAGTAATCATGGTAAAAGTTCCTCAAGCTAAATAGTTGCGAACAATATTAGCAACCCCAAGTAGCATATGAGATTTCAATAGTGTTACCAGCATCTGGGACAGCGCCTTGATCAAACTTAACGGCGTTTGCATTAACGTCAAAAGTCCAATCGGTCACAATTTGTCCGTTTACTCTAACTTCAATGGATGATTCCATAACATCAGCGTTTGCTAGACGGAATGAAATACGATTAACAACACTATTCGCCACTCGTTGCATTTGGTTACCCCAATCTTGAGCGCATATTGAATAAACATCACCGTAAAAATAATTTATAAGTTCATAATATCCAGCACCAGCTTGTGCATTTCTAATACCGTGAGGAGAGTTGTATACACATCCACCAGGAACATCACCAATAATACCAATTGGATAAAACATACCGGGATCTTTCAAGTTAGAAAAGAAGTTGGCGTAATAACTCCAGGTGTTAGAGGACCAATCAGGCTCATCCGAGACCCAAATTACTACCAGCGCAGCTTCGTCCCTAAAAAATAATCCTCCGGGACCAGCAGCCGTAGTGCTTGCGAGGCTCAAGGCGGCCATTTCAAGGCCCTTTTCCATACCGGCGCCCATAATACCCACGGTAACCATTTGCGAAAGCTCAAGGGCAGGATAGACCGTATATTGATCAATCCAAGTATGGTTAACAAAGTGAGGACTAGTCGTAGTAATAACAGCCATGTGATAGTCAGGCGCAGACGCTAAAAAATTTGTAAAGAAAGCAGAGACATTTACACCAATAGCATTTTGAAATGGATACATCGAACCAGAATCATCGATAACCCACAAGATATCCAAGATAGGAACATCCTCTTGCTCCCAGTTTTCAACGTGCCATTGTTCAATATCGCCGTGTCCCTCTTGAGTAACAAGCACAAGTCCGTTGGTTGGATCGTTAGAATCAATCTCAATCTCGGACCGATCACTACCAATATCCAAAGGAACATAAGAAACAAGAAAATCTAACTCTTGATTAGGAGGAATTGTCCAAGGCGGAGGCGGAAGAGAACCAAACTCCATAACGATCTCTACAGGTTGAGTAACAAGTTGGGTAACGTCATTAACAACAAGATCCATATTGCCTTCGTTGCGAATCGTTATTCTTTCTTCGTTATCACAGCCGATAGATATATCTCCATAGTCGGTTACCTCTGGTGTAACAGAAATAACGGGAGCATCTCCATATCCCTCAAGATGGACCCGAACCTTTGGTTCGTCAGGGTCATCAGAGGTGATCTCAACATAAGCACCGTTTGACTCAAATGTCTGAGGAGTATAATCGACATCGAAACTGATGTGTTCTCCTGGCTCAATGATATAACGATCTTCTTCAGGCCCAGTTAAGCCAAAACGATTATTTCCTGAAATCAAATCCACACTATACACGGTAAGCACTTCATCACCAGTATTAATAACGGCGAAGCTATCCGAGTCACTTTCGTCACCAGCAATGAGGTGCCCGAAATTTATATGATCGGGATAAGCAAGAACATCTTGTTCTCTTAACTTAACAGCAGTGACCCCATAATCCGTACAAGAAATAAAAGCTAGAAATAACCACAACATAAAAAACCCTCCTGAATAAATAGGAGGGCTGTTGCACAATTGTCAAAAAACTCGAGTTTTGTGATAACGCTCACTCATCGGTGCCCCATAGGCAATCGCACGGAGTGCAACCGCATACATCACAATATACTTCTTGTACAACAATCATGATCTACCTAAGAACCTACTGAACCTTTGTCTTAAACTTGGTCGTTCTGCTTCCGGTTCCTGTTGTTGCTTGCGGCGCTTTTGTAGCTCCGGATTTCTGTCGGCAATATTATTTAGCACACCCAATACGTACTTCTCAAACTCACCTTCTTTCCATTCAAGCTCTTCGGCTTTTCCGATAGTAACGTCGCCGGTCACAAAGTCGGCCAACATTCTCATGAAATCGCTTTGTCCAAATCTTTCGCCTGAATATCTGCTGCCGTCCTTAAATGTCGGTTTTGTTTTCGCAACCAAAGTGTTCAATATCGTAAAGCCAATTTGTTTTGCATCCTCGTCTTCTACGTCAAAAGCTCCTTTAATGATAGCTGTGATCGGCTGCGGAGCATTGCCGCCAATTTTGCTGATGGTTTCATCTTCCCCGTTCCAAAACTTAAACACTCTCATGTAATCATTCTCGGCTTTCTTTCTATCGCCTGAGTCACTAGTGCTTTGTGTGCCGCTGCTTGGTGGATCAATCATTTCTATGCTTCGCTTTAAGGCATTATCTCTTGATTGCAAAACGCTTGCTCTTACCGACGGTGATGCTTGGTCAAGTGTAAGTTGTGCTCCGTCCTGGGTGTTGACTTGAGCTTGTGTAAAGAAAGCGTTCCCTAAATCAACAACAAATTTCCTTACTTCATCATATGATCCTACATCATTTGATCCTGGCTTCCAAATATCTGCATGTTCTTTAGCAAAACGCTCTCTCGCAAATTTATTAAAAAACATACCACTAATTTTTTTAGTGCCTTGGCGAAAGTCTTGACTTTCTGGATAGCCATATACTCTTTTGCTTGGCTCATTATCTCCAAATAATGATTTAACAATAGCATTTTCCCATTCACGGGTTCTTGTTGCTCTGTAAGTCTCCCACTTTTCATCAATCGTGGGTTCTTGTTCCGACAGTACGTTATCTAGCTCTTCTTTAATAATCGATACAAGGTTTTCTTTCGTTATGTTCATGTTAAATCTCCAAAATTTTTTCCCGCAATTTTTAGGGCATTGCTGCATTAAATAGTAAATTATAACACAAAAAAAGGCTCTTAACTCAAATGAGTTAAAAACCAAAAATCTCGGAAATTTTGTAGCCGTATTGAATGTACCCCGCTTCGCTTATTGCGCGCGCCGCCCTTGTCAAGTACTTATTTCGGACAATATCTGACCGCCCCGACGGGGGGCAGGGGGAGGACCCCCCACGCTGCTGTTTCGTTTTGTTTTGTTTCGGCTGTCGCTACAATGTCGAGCCGCTCGGGTTCTTAGAAGTCACCGAATGTTTCGTAGTCGCTCCACGCTTCGGCAAGCTCACCGGCCATCCACTCCGGACAAAAACTGTCCTCGACATCTTCGGCAAACGTGTTAGTGGTGACGGCAGCCTTGGCGCGCTCCACTGCTCGCTGTCGCTTACGCTCTAGCACAGGGGTCACGTTGGACACCGGGGCTGAGGTAGCGGTAGGGCGGTCGACCACGAGGGCATCAGGGTTAGCGGCGTACCAGTTGAAACCATCGACGTACACGTAGCTATCGATAGCACGCTCAACAACGTCGGTGTCTCCGATGTGCTCGCACACTTGCTTCAGGGTATCAGAAACATAACCGGCTGCAGTGTACTTAGAGATGAACCTACCATCCCGCCCAGGTCGGTCGCGGTCTACTGTCTCAGCTTGAAAGACAACAACGTGCGAACCGTTGAGGAAGCCCTCGAAGATAACGTAACCAGCACCGAGTGTTTTATGGGTGGCAGCCAACGCGGTATCAACAGCAGGATAGTTACGAAGCTCTTCAACGTCTGCGCATTCGAGAGCATACTGGCCTTGCTCAGTGTGTCCTGCGAAACGTGCTTCGAGTTCGGCTTGAATGAATGAAGTGGTAGAGATAGTCATAGATTACTCCGAGGAGTTAGAGGTTATTGTTTTTGTCTACACTAATAATGTAACAGGTTCTTTTTAGGTCGTCAAGCAAAAAGGCAAACTTTTTTCATTTTTTCTCGATGGTCAATAGCAAGCTATCAATAGCATAGTAGAAGCCAAGGCAGGCAAAGACCATGATGAAACAATCGATAATCGCCATTCGTCACCGTCCTTTCTGGATGGCTTTGTTAGCACCATCAGCAATGGCATAAAGGGGAAGGAACACGAGAAGGAAAAGAGCGAGAAGGAAAAGCATTGTCTCTCCGTTGTTAGGGTTACACTGTAATGTAACGTTGAATGAAATGGCTGTCAAGTGAAAAGGCAAACTTTTTTAGAAAAATCTTTTTTCTTTTCGTCGCCACTCATCTGCTGTGATGACTTCGCGCGGGTCAATCATTCGGATTTCCCAAATGAGTTGTCGGGCTGCTTCCACGTCCGGAGCGCGGACTGAATCCCAGACGATTTCTGCCTTGTCCGCGTAACGCTTAGGCTGACCATAGCTAGAAACAAGACGATAGTGTGGATAGCTGAAGTAGAAAGTCTGCATCTGAAGCTCCTGTTTGTTGGTTATGCTAATAATGTAACAGGTTCCAAAATGACTGTCAAGCTTTTTTGCAAACTTTTTTTGCTTTTTTTTGCTGTCCTCCAAAGTCCCCTTAGATCCTACCTTATCCTAAACAGGGTATGCCGTTTGCTCTAGGTGGTTTAGCTCCTTTAGACTTGGGGGTTGCGCGCTAGCCAATAACCAAATGCTAACACCCCCCAAGCCATTCCGATACCACGCTCGGAACCACACGATAATCACGTCGACATAGGAGCCGTCGACAAAGGAGTACAAATAAAATGTAAATCGGTCAAAAAATGTCCTTGAATGTTTTCCTGTGAGGGGTTGGGATACCTCCCAATAACTGACACCCAGTCACCAACAGTCAGGCAATCAGATGCACTAGAGCTGCACTATAGACTAGTCAACCCAACACAGGCAAACCAGAAAGGGGTTCTGAGCTATGACACATTCAACCTGAAAAAATAATCTTTCTAATGCTATCTGTGAAGCGGTGTCCGCATCCACATATCACGCGCTTGCATACGCGCTTTATCACATATCGCATAGGGGTACGCCCTCCTGCTAGGGTAGTAGTATTCAATAATCTATATAGATAAGGGTATCAAGGGGAACCTGTACGTGCTGAGCATCACCGTTATCATCTAACTGAGATAGCATCACTGTAGCTATTCCGTCCTGAATGTTAGCATCTACTAGGAAGCCAGCTATTATCTCTCCTGTCTCTATACAGTCTGCTATTGTGCTTACTACCTTTTGTCCTATCGTAATCGTTTTCATCCTACCCTCCTCTCTTTGTTCATAAACTTTTTTTTTAGGTCTCGGAGATGTGACATCAGGTCAGGCGATAGCGGTTGTTGAACACCGCAACGATTTGGTAGTCGTATCCCCACACCTCTAGGTAGCTTTCTGGTTCAGCATCAAACTGACCAAAGTCTACTAACACTCCAGTGAAGCCACGGTGACCATTTTTGATGTCCGCTTCTCTACTTTGGACATAAACGCGTCTAGTGTTTCCATCACCTATGATATATTCGATTGTGTCTCCGACTTGGTATTTCATTGAAAGCTCCAGATGAGAGGATGAAAGGTGGGGAAGTCTAGCACCACTTCCCCGATGGTGTTTGTGAGATAGTGAGATGTCACTACACTGTGACTGTCTCGGTTGTGTTTTCATAGTGAGATTTTGAAATGGGCTGGCTCTCACTCGGCATCGCATTCGCCCTTAGCTGGGGATTTTCATTTGGCCTCGGTGTTAGGGGTTGTCTCGATTATGTTAGTAATGTAACAAGGTTTGTTTTAGCTGTCAAGGAAAAAGATAAACTTTTTTAGATAAGGCTGTAAAACTCTCCTTCGACCCAGTTGCTCCAACCGTCCAGCCAGTCCGTTTCATCATACGGTGTCCATTGTTCTGAGCGGTCCCTATTGATTTCCTCTAGTATCATATCAAGCGACCAGTTCATTGTCTCACCGCTTTCTAAGCATTGGATTTTGTGCATTGTGTCTCCGTTGTGTTGGTTACACTAGTAATGTAACACGATGATTTTAGGCTGTCAAGGAAAAGGATAAACTTTTTTTATTATTGTTCCCTCTCGGCAAGCTGGGCCTTTGCTAACTTCTTGAAGAGGGGTGCGTATTCTCTCCGCTCCGCGAAAAGGTCAATCGCATCAATGTTGTCCTGAATGTCGAAAGCATCTACTGTGATGGTGTCGGACAGCCAGTTAGCATCGCGTTGAAGTTGAATGGCGAAGTCAGGGTTAGCTCGGCATAGGGCCACAAGCACGCTATAGAATGAGTTCATTGTTTCTCCGTTGTTGTGTTGTTCTCTAATAATGTAACAAGGTCTGTATCAGCTGTCAAGGAAAAAGATAAACTTTTTTCAGCCCCAGACAGGTGCGTTATGTTTCACATCGTGGATTGCGACGACGAGATCCTGCTCTTCAACTTTCCAAGTATCACAGATAATATTGACTAGGTCTTGGACACCATCGGCCCACGGCTCGTTGGATTGGATTGCTAGAAATGATTGAGCACCATTGGTCAATCGCTCTCGGTAGGTGAAAAGATTTTCAATCAGTACAGTCATCTGTCTCTCCTTTGTTGTTGGTTACACTAGTAATGTAACAGGGTATATTTTAGCTGTCAAGAAAAAAGGTAAACTTTTTTTTAGAAACTGAAAGAGTGTCGGGTAGTCGCCATCAATACCCAAGTCGGGTCTTGGCTTCTCTTAGCATCCTGAGAGAGCTTCTTATGGGTTACCCACTTCTCGGTTGCCTTGGTTGTCTCGTAAGAGACAAGAAACCTACCGTAGAGCCAGTCCATCTGCTCCGCGTGAGATTGGTCATCTTTCAGGAAAAGCTGTGTCTCCAGCACCTCACCATCGGTAAAGGTCAGGGTCACATTGTGCAGGGTCATTCCATCATAGTGGAGCATAGCTACCTCCAGATTATCGGGTGGTTGTTAGTAGTGGATAAAGGAGGTCTTGAAAGACGTATGCGCCCAGTTTTTCAAGACCCATACCTAGGACAATACCGAGGAAAGCTAAGCATACTATGAAGAACCAAAAGGCAAAGGCTTTCTCCCAACTGTCGATATATTCAAAAAGGTTCATTGTGGCTCCGTTGTTGTTGGTTATGTTCATAATGTAACAAGGTAGTAGGAAGCTGTCAAGGAAAAAGATAAACTTTTTTTCTTTTTTTGAATGACCTCGATTATCTCAGTGTCGAAGCTAGGACGGTCCACCAATCAATGGATTTTGGACCAGTGCCTGTACGGTGAATATATTTGCTCATCGGGCCTCCAGTGCCTGTAGCAGATTATCTTTTTACCAAGGTGCTGACGGTTTAGGCCGCAAACAAACTCTTGGGTTATGAACTCAAAGAGGCGACCTAATCGGTCTTTGTCTATCATTCGCTCCCCTTGGTTGGAAGTAGATGGAATGAGATTTGAGTTTGAATGTGGTAGAACAGCTCGGCAAACTCGACATAATCGTCATAACCCCAGTCGGCGGTATCACACTCGGAGCCATCCGCATAATGGGCGAGGTACTCAACGGCTGATGCCTTGGCTTCCTCTTCGCTTGACCATACTGTTACATCATTTTCTGCGCCTGTGATTATTGATAAAACTACTGCGTTCATTTGTCCTCCAAGACAATGTTGTTGTTGATTATGTTAGTAATGTAACGCGGGGGTAGTAGACTGTCAAGTCAAAAGGCAAAGTTTTTTTCTTTTTTTTCAATGACCTCGATATATTCGGCTTCCTCCTCCCATTGCTCTCCGTTGCACCATTGAATGAGATACTGTCGGATACCGATGAGAGAGCAATCGCTTCCGTCATCCTCGGTGGGGTCGCGATAGTCCATCACAATGCCGATAAGTTTAGGGCTGTAGTCGTATGCCATGTGGCCAAGTTTTACTAAGTCGCCAATCTCGATGTTATCCATCAATCACCTCCACATTCTTTTGTCGCACAAACCCCATTGAATGGTCATTCCAGTAGATTTTGCACATTTGATACTTCTTTTGTGCCCAGTTCTGGCCGAGCGTTTCAGTCCATAGTTTCATTACGACACCGATCATTTCGGGGCGACCAGCCCTGTACTTTACTAAATCTCCTACTTGCATAGCACCTCCAGCCAGTCGGGCCTGTAGTCACATTGATTACCGTTGGCCCAGCTCACACACACATACTCTTGGTCGCGGACACCATCGGGATAGTTCACTAGTCTACCCCATTTCTTGGTCACGATACCGATGAGTTTCAAATGTGGGTGCTCGGCAATGTACCCCTGTGATGAGGGTAGCATTACTAAGTCTCCGACTTGCATATTATCTCCGTTATTGATTACATATACAGCGTATCACGGTAGCAGGGCTTGTCAAGAAAAAAGTCTTATTTTTCTTTAGATTTTGCTAGACCACCGTCAATCACGGTCAAGTTGGGAGTTGATACTTCCTGCTCGGTCTGGAAGATCTCATCAAAGCCAATCTCTAGTCTGCGCTCGACTATATCGGCAAACAGGCCACCGACAGTATCAATGTCTCGGTATATCTGGCTTGTTCGGGTGTCGCTCATTGAGTTTATTCTAGCTAGGACGGCTGGGCGACAAGCCTTTATCAGGCTAGGGTCGCGCAGCTCCGAGATGGACTGCCACATAAACATAAACAGTCCGTAGTCCTCAATCTCATCGAGCTTTTTAGCTATCTGCTTTACGCTCATAAATCACCTCTACTTGGTGCGCTGGCGCAGGGTAGTTCGGGCGGATGCAAGATTGTGACAGGGCACGACCTCACGCGACACATTACCTGACTTGTCTTTCTTTTCGATAACGACCTCGAATGAACCACGGAAACGATTTGAATGTTGAATGAAGCTATTGATGGTCATAGTGACCTCCAGTTTGTTGTTGTTGTTGTTGAATGGTTACAATGATAATGTAATATGTTTGTTTTAGGTTGTCAAGTAAAAAGATAAACTTTTTTATTGATCTCCGAGTAGACCGCCAAGTCTAGCTTGGGTGGGGTGCATGACACACTTTGCTGGAAGTTGTCTTTTTACCATCCCAACGTGCTTTGAGGTTGTTTGTGAAATATACTCACCAGATGAGGTAAAATCGAAAACCAAGAAGCCACAGCCCTCATCATAACGAGCGATTAGTTGGTTGTAAGACCGCAGGAAACCTCGCGGAGCTAGTGTACCCATCTGGGGGTAGAAAGTAGAAGTCAGGCTCAAGCTGTGCGCTTCACGGCCAGCAAGAAATGCTTTGATTACTTGTGCGTTTGATACTCTAGCCATTTGTCCTCCAAGACAATGTTGTTGTTGAATGTGTTAGTAATGTATCACCCTATTGGGATTTGTCAAGAAAAAAAAAGAAAAAAAACAACTATTACGTTTCCTCCGAGTCAAGCTCGGCG